TCATTTTTGCCTCGCGGTATGTTTTGTGTAAATGATCGAATCTGTTCATAACACCCTCCTTTTTAAAGTTAGGTGCGTTCCTTCGCATAATGCTACTTCCGTCCCGATTGGGATGAACGATACTATTATTTAGTCATAAAAAAAGGGCGATATAAAAATACCGCCCTTTAGTAGATTTAAAAAATCTAAACTTGCTTACGCAAATCTTAGGTTTGCAGATGTTACTGCAACTTTGCCTAAGTAGTCAGCCGCATTACCAAGAGATGATGCAGTGTTTGTTAACTCTACATAACCATATCTTGTCATGAAACTTACAACTGGCTCAAATGTACCTGGATCAAGTACAACACCGCTTGACATCAAAGGAATGTATGGGCAGTAGAACGCAGGTGCGTCTGATTCCGAAGAACCTTTGTAACCGATCAACACATCGTCGTCAGTTGCATAACCGTTTACGTACACACGCATTGCACTGTTTAAAGTTCCTACAAACTTAGTGTTTGTTGGTGCTTCAAAAGTACCTTCAGTTGTTCTTGCGAACGCTGAAGTTGTAGCAGATTGTAACAACGTTAATACTGTTGGTGAAACAACAGCGTAGTTACCTGCGCCACGTCTTGTACGCTGTGCAATTAAGTTTGCAACTCTGTTGATTTGAACAGCTAAAGCAGCATGTTCGTCACCAACGAAAGTAGCAGTACCTGATACTGCACCTTGGTCATAAGTTAAAGCAGCCGTACCAGCAAGTGTTTTCAATGATTGAATAACTTCTTGGTCAATTTCAGCTGTTATTTCTTGTGCTAAAGCAGCCATTACTTCTGCTTCGATGTCAATGCCCTGTTGAGCTTGTGCATCTTGAGCAGCTTCAAACGTCCAACGAGCACTCAACTTACGAGTTTTCGCTTCAACAGTTTGTTTCAAGATTTGAATGCTTAATCTGTTTCCAGCTACACCTTCTAAAGCTGCTGTAGAAGCTGCTTTATCATTAGTAGCACCAGAATAACCTTCTGCAATCTTGAATGGTGATAGTGCTTCATCACCTGCTGTAGTGTCAGTTCCACTTGCAGAGTTGAATGCATCAGCATAACGTACTCTTAATGTGTGGATTTGACCAACAGGTCCAGTCATTGGCTGTACACCAACCAATTCGTTTGCGATGACAGTTGGCATCACACGTCTGATCACTGGAAGGATCACACGGTTTAGTGTTGCAACGTTACCGGCAGAAGTAGCACCTGCAGTGGCAGACTCGTTCAAATACGTGCGGGTATTCTCTAGAGTTGTTGCCATAACAGTACGCTTGTTACCTTGAAGTCCTTCTAAAAGGGCATCTTTGGTTTCTGACCAGCGACTTTCTAGTAGTTGTGACATTGTTTTTCTCCTTAAACTTTTAAGCCCGCAAGCCTGCGGATGTCAAATATCTCAGCAGTTTTTTCTCCACTGCTAATTTGATTGCCTTGTGCTTTATCGCCTGTTATTTCTTTTGCCTCTGTCAACGCCACTTTAGTTGGAGCACTTCCTTCCATTACGGAATTAATGTACTTGTCAAAAGCTGCGTGTAATTTATTAGTCTGTACAGATTCTAGTAACTCACCCATTACCTCACGCTTCTCTGCTGACAATGGTCCTAGCAATTCTGCCATTACTTCTTGTCTAGCTGCGCTATCTTTGATACGAGCAATCTCTGCATCTCGACTTTCTACTAACTCTTTAGACTCTGCAACAACTTTCGCTGCTTCTGCTACTTCTGCTTCTTTCTGTTTTACAACTTTAAGAAGTTTTGAAGTTTCAGATTTTTCATTTAAATGGCTAGTAGCATATTCACTTGCGAATGATTCAAAAAGTCTGCGACCGAAGTCGTTTTCTCTCGCTGCCTGAATATCTTCTTTCAATTGTACCATTTCAGATTTAATACCTTTCGATACTGTACCTTCAACGATTTTCGATGCTTTATTGATAAAGTCTTTCTTAACTTCTTCAAATTTAGCCTTGCTATCTCTAACAAGTTTAACTTTGGTTTCTGCTAAGTCTTTCTTATCAGCATGGAATTCTGCAATTTCTTTCGAAAGTGCATCAACAATAAAAGATTCAAGTTTAGCAACATTACCTGCAACTGCTTTACGATCTTCACGAAGTTCTGCTAATTCATTCTTAAGATTTTTAAGAACAAATGCTTCCATAGCTTTAGAATCTTTTACGATTTTTTCAGCATATTTTGCTTTAGCTTCAATAAGTCCTTGGCGGTCTTCAGCAAACTCAGAAAGCTCTGCTGTAATTCTGTCAGCCAGCATTTTCTCAACTGCTTCAACCATTGCGGTCTTATCGTGTTCGTACTTCTGTGCATATTCTTCACGCAATTGTGTAGTAACATTATCACGGTTATCTTGAACGGTTTTTTCCCAAGCGGTCTCAATTTCCGACTTGACTTCTTCGGAAATCACATTGTTTTCAAATAGTTGTTTTACAAACTCTAGCATTGTGATTCTCCTACGTTTTATTAAGACTTGAAATGAAGTTTTTCAAGCTCTCTGCTATATATCTTTGTGCCTGTGTGTCGCCTTGGACTTCTTGTGCCACTTGAAATGCCTTGTAGCCACCTTGTGCATTCATAAGGTGTTCGTAAACTGGTGTTGGATATGCTCCCGGGGCAGATGGTTGAGCTACAACATCAACAGTAATAATTTCAAATCCTTGAACATTACCATCTCCGTCAACTTCCCCTGAACCTCTGCTTGAGACTCCCAACTTGACTCCTGATTCCAACATCGATGAAACAATTTGTCCCATCGGCGTTGGTAACATTTTAAGTTTTCCGTAGCCATTTGGACCATCCATCCACATTTTTGTAATCATGTGACTGACCCTGTCCAAATTGATGCGTAAATCTTGTGGGTGATCAACTTCACCTAGCACTGAATACCCCCCAGAAATCTGTTCGTTGAGCGTCTTGACAGCCCTATCAATTTCTTTAGAAGAATAAACACGCTGATTAGCGTTACGAATGTCACCTTGAATACAGATTCCACTCAAATGTAACGACTTACCGTCCGCCTGCTCATCACGCTCAATTACGATTTTAGCCTGATCGAAGCTCAGATGTTCTGCTAGTGTAGTTTTCACTTATAGTCTTCCTTTTTACTATCGTTTGCTACGGAAAATCGATTGCTTGTTATCAGCTGATTCGCCTGCACCTTTCTTTTCAGCACCATGTCCTTTTGTGCTGTCCATTTTAGTTGCATTCTTTGAACCAGGTGTGTTAACGTTTCCTGCATTCTCTTCTTTAGGTGTAATATCAGCTAGGCCACCGTCATTTTTACCTGACTCTTCGCCGCCTTTTACGATATTAGCTGTAGTTCCGCCCATGTCGTTTTTCATATTGTCAACAACTGACTTCTTGTTGTCTGCGCCTTCAGCAGCACCTTTTGTTTCAGCACCGTGTCCGCCAGCAACTTTTTCTACGTACTCTCTAAAAGTATCTAATTCGTCAACTTCTGGAGCAGCTTCTGGAGCAGCTTCTGGAGCAAAAGCTTCTTCTTCTGAATCCATGTCGCCTTCTTCTCCGTCTTCACCTTTGATTTCGTCAAATTTTGCTTGTAACTCATCAACGATTGAATCTAGATCTTGGAATAACTCTTCTGGCTCTTTATCGCCTTCTTCTGAGTCTGCATCAACTTCTGATTCTAAATCGTCTGTAGCGTCGCCACCCATATCAGGCATATCGTCTTCGCCTTCAATTGCAACGTCTTCAAACTCTTCGTCGACTTCTTCGTCTTTTGAGTCTTCTTTAACTTCGTCTTCGTCAGTAGCTTCGTCAACTTTGTCTTCTGCGTCATCGTCTGATGCTTCATCAACTTTGTCTTCTGCTGCATCATCATCTTTAGATGCTTCGTCAACTGCTTCGTCTTCGTTATCTGAAGTTTCGTCTACTTCCTCATCTTTCATTTCTTCTTCAATAAGGTTTTCGTAGATTTCACGTGATTTAGAAACCACGTACTCGTGAAATAATTCTTCTGCTTTCTCTTGGTTATCGTTAACCAAGTTCTCAAGCATTTGTTCTAATGTAGATTTATCTGCCATTTTTGTTCTCCTTGAAATTATCGGTAAGGCTGTTTGTTATATATTTACATAATTGTTGTAAAAATAGGGTTAAATGGTATTATTTTGACTCATTTTGTGTTGATATATAGTTCCTTCGAAGGTATTCTCAAAATCACGCATACTAATGTGTTTTAAATTTGTATGCTGTGGACCTAGTTTATCGGGTATAAATGCGCCATCATCAATGATTCTATAAAAGGTTACCTTGGTAAATTCCTTAATTACCTTTTCTGTTTGGCTTAGCCAATTGCCAAAAAACGTTGCAGAATCAGTAGTTTTCTTGTAATTAAAGGTGTCTGCGTATACATTATTAAACTTTCCTTTAAGTCCTTGATAGTCAAATCCAGCAATATAAATGTGTCTATGGCCGTTTTGTGCTGCAAACCATAGTGCAGTAGGACCGCTACTCCATCCTTTGTGTGGACTAAAATAGTTAATATTACTATTAGTTTTAATCCCTTTGTTAGGATTAGTCCATACTGTACCCTTTTGATGGTAGTTTGCTTCAATCATCTCATTAACCATTTTAACATCTACTGCTACAACGTAATGAGGATCAAACTCTCTGTATTGTGCATTACAACCATATACTGTTCCAATGTTTAAAAGTTTTTCACAGTTAATGGTGCCGCGGCTCATGCCGTTGCCTAATACGAATGCTATATCTTTGTGGTGTTTTTTATTCTTCTTGCTCAAGCTTCGCCCCGTACATTTGTCTAATAAAATCTAGCTCTGATTCTTTTTCAGCAACATGAGCTTCGGATTGTAATCTTAATTGATTAATCTGACGTAATGTAAGGCGTACTTTTCTAGTGTCATCTTTTGAAAGGACATCGTCATCTTTCTTGTTGTCGTAACGACGGTCGACGGAAAAGTCGTTAACGTCATCATTAAAATATAAAAATTCTCTCAAAAGCATACTAGTATTTATTAAACTGCAGGTGTTTCTGCTGTTTCTCCGCCACTTACATCATCAGCAGGAGGTGCTTCAGTTGGTGCTTCTGTTTCTTCAGCTGCGCCGTCTGCTGCCATTCCTGTAGGTGTAACACCCACCGATCTTAATTCACCGCCTGCGTCTCCAGGCTCTTGTAAATTACCTGCATTTTCTTCTCTCCACAATTTTTCATTTTCTACAATTTCTTCTTGCGTTAATCCTAAGTAACGCTTCATTGCAAAACGTTTACTTAAATGTGGAATTGCGTCTACAACACTAAAGATGTTCGCTCTAGTAGTATCAAGTTCTGCTTGTCTGTATGCCGCAAAGTTTTGTGGTGGTTGGAAGTTAATATTAAACAGTGATGCATCAATGTTATAGCCGTTACCGTCTAACCAAAGTTTAAACTCTTTGTCAAACGCTTCACACATAATGCTTTGAAGTCTTTCACAGTATTTGTTAAATCTTAATTCTTGGATATATGCTGTTCCTACTTTACCGTCTGAAACAGTGTTTGCTTGTTCATCAATTGATGTTGGCAAATAACTTGCAGGAATACGTAATGCTCTAAACAGTTTATTTGTAAAATATTTTAAGTCTGTAATTTCACCTAGGTTAGTACCACCTGGTAATGTTTCAACTTTAGATCCTCTTCCTTCTGCTGTTTGTGGAAAGAAGTAATCTTCATTGGTTGATAGTGGATTATAACTTGCGTCAATAACACTAGTTCCACCGCCTGTCGAACTAGGAATACGTCTTTGTTGGATTTCATTTTTAACTTTTTCAACAAAGCTCATTGCCATGTGTGCAGGCATGTTACCTACATCAACATAAAAAATTCTTCTTTCTGGAGCACGTTGAATTCTATAAATGATAATTGCATCTTCTAGCAATTCTTTTTGCTTGTAAACTTTAAACACACTTTCGAGTAATGAGTTACCAAAAGGATAATTGTTATCTAATCCTTCTGATAACGAAATGTGTACAATATGTTTTGCGTCTACTGTAATTTCGTTTTGTCCGTTTTGAAAACGTGTGCCTGTTGGCTGTGCTGCATCACCTACCATGCCACGTGCAAATCCGCCACCGCTTGTATATGAACTTGTTCCGCTTGGTGATGTATTTGTTGTGCCGTGTGGTGTAGTTGCAACTAAATCTTTAAAATTAAAATTAATATCTTTAATTACATACTGCTCTGGAATCTTTCCTAAAGATTCGTTAACAATAATTTTAGAAACTTTTGCGTTATCAATATAAAGTAATTTTTTAGTTTCTGGATCTCTTAAAAAGAATGCATCACCGTACTTGAAAGTGTTACGCACAATACGAAACATACGTGTTTCAAACTGTTGCGACTTGCTCCACTTCTGCATTGCTTCTTTAAGAAGTTTAGTTTCAGTACCGGAAGGTTGTCCTCTAAAGTTAAAGTTAAAATTACTTAAATTACCGCTGTCTTTTCCTGTACAAAATTCTGCAAGAATATCTAGTGCTGCGTTTACTTCTGAATCCATATCCATGGTGTCGTACTGCATGTATTTTTCAATACGGTTTGGACTACCAGCATATACGTCTGGAAGATACGAACTGTAGTTTGAACGTGCAGGACCAGGACGGCCTCCTCCACTTATTGGGCTGTAACTACCCGAGTTATTATCAACTGCTACAGGTGTAAAATATTTTTTCCAACTCATATACTTTTTATGCCCTTGTCATGTTTATTTCTTCTAATGCATCCAATATTCGATATTGGACTTTTAATGTCTCAGATTGCATCTGCAGACTTGCTTGTGTATTTAGTGCAGCCGCATCTGCCGCTTCTTTTTCTGACTTTCCAGGAACGTAGTCTGGATTGTCCATTTTCTTTTGGCGAAGGTTCTGTTCAGAAATAACATCCAAAGCATTAGTTTCGTCACCTGCTTTAATAAGGCCTCTTACGCCATTATCTCTAGCACTACTGTACTGTCCAACCGGTACACTTGCTCTAGTATCTTTAATTACTGTACCATCCGGTGATACCAAAAAGCTATCTTCGTTTTGGGCAAAATCTTTTAAGACATCTGTTGCATTGCTCAAACTTTGGTTAAGTTCTAATTCTGCTTCTTTTTGCTTATTAAGGAGAGCATCAGCAGCGATTTGGTCTTCTGTTTTTTGCAATTCACCTTTAAGAGCTCTGGCTAAATTTTCTTTGGCTATTGCTAGTTTCTTATCAAGTTCTTTATCACGCTCACCGCGTTCTGCTAATTTTGCTTGTTTAATTGCTAATGCTTCTTGTTCAGATTCGTAACGGTTTATAGCAAATCTATTAGCAAGTGCTATTTTGTCTGCATCATTTTTTTCTCGCATGATTTTGATGTTTTCACGCATCGCATCTTGCTCGGCTTGTTCTTCATCACTTGTACCAAATGTTAATGAATCACCCCATGACTTTAATTGCAGACCTAGCTCATAAAATGATATTCTCATATCTGCTATTGCTAATTTGAAACTGTCAAATACATCACCTAATGTTCTAAAGCTATTAAAGAAATCAGTAAAATACTTTCCAATTGCATCAATCTTTTCTCCTAACCAACCGAATGCATCTGCAATTGGCTTTATTACAGGTTCAAACGTATCACCAAACCAATTTAAACCGTCTGTTACCCAATTCAATGCATTTTTGAAACTTCCCATAAAGAAGTCACTAACACCTTCAATTGCAGGATATAAATTTTTATCTATCATATTACCTACATCGTCTGCCATTCTACCAACAAATTCTATTGGTGGTGCAAAAGTACGTTCTAAAAGATCTTTAGTTGAGTTAAATGCACCCATTAATTTTATTCCAACTACCTCTGCTAATGGTTTGAATATTCCAGTTACATATTGTATACCGTCTGCTAACGCTCTAAAAGGAGTCATTACAAACTCAACATACTGACCAAATAAACCTAAAGCATAACCTGTAGCTTCAAGCACTGGATTAAGAACTCCACTAATAATTTCAATTATAGGCATAAAGATAGAGTTTAATATTCTTAATGTAGGGAATAAAAAGTTTTCCGAAAATGATGCTACAGTTTCAAATGCCATCATTAAGGTATCCATAATTCCTGTTGATGCTAACATTCTAGTAAATGATTGACTTATTTCATTAACACGTCTGCGCATTGCTTCCATTGATGCCTGTACTTTATCAGTAGCTATTCTGTTTACGTCTTGTGCTTCGGCAGCTTTTTTGACTGCATCTTCTCCCATAGCAGCACCGTCAACTAGCTTTTTAAAATGATCAGCCATTGCAGCATCGTATTTTGCAACATCTTTAAACTGGTCTTTTTTCAGAGTACTTTCATGCGCTATTAAATTGTTCAACTCGTTTCTTTGTTTTTGACTAATTACTCCGCCTGCTTCTGTAATATTGGCAAATTCAACTAGCTTTGCAAATGTATCTGGCATTGTTGCTGCATACAGCTGAGCTTCTTCAGTTGTTGCGTTTCCTGTAGCAAGAATATCTTTCGCAACACCTTGTAAAGAAGGTCTTAACCCTAGAATTGTATTTTGTAAACTTTCTCCAGCTTCTCTGCTTAGTCCTGTAATTTTTGCTTGGAACTGACCGTCTGCTAATAGTTGTTGAGCTCTTTCTTCAACTGCACTTCTTTCTTCACCTGTTACTTTTGCAAGTAGGTCAATTTCTTTCATGTAGTTGGCTGATGCTTTTGTTAAATCTCTTGTTGACATACCTTGCAGTTTACCAGTTCTACCGAGTATACTAGTATAACGTGCCATGCTTTCATTTACTTGTAAAGATGTGAACCCCATGTTGTTAAGTTCACGCATGAATCCACTCTTACGTAAATCTTTAGATAAACTATCAAAACGTTTACGTCCTGTTTCAACATCTCCGCCTAGCAGCCTAAATGCTTCACCACTCTTTCTAACAAAATTACCGTATTCGTTTATTGTCATACCAGCTCTACTTGCAGCATTTGACATTTCCATAACACTACCGCCGAACGTTGCTCCGCTGTTTGAAGCATTTTGAGTTGCGTTAACTAGTTTTTCTGTTGCTGCTGCTGCCGCTTGGAATGTTCCACTAAAGAAAGGAATTTTACTTGCTGCACCAGTAACGCTGTTGTCTAAATCTGAAAAACCAGCCAAATTAGCTGAAATAGCATTACTAAAATCAACAGCAACTTTTGCAGCAAAAGCAACACCTCCGGCAAATTTGGCAACTGTGCCCATTGCTGTACCTAATGCTTTGCCCATTTTGCTTGAGTTTGATGCAGCTTTTGAATTACCTTTTGCTAGAGCATCGGCTGATTTTGCTGCTGCGGCATTGGCTGCATTGCCTTTAGCACCGGGGCTATTACCTTTACCCCCAAGTTGCTTCAGTATTGCCTGTAGAGTAGCTTCAGAAGCCGCGTTTTCCGCTTCTACTTGCCCAACTCCGGGTATGTCGATCATTACTGCCATAATTTATTTTTGTCCAGTTAACTGCGCATATAAATAGTTATACTAAGTATGCAATATATAATGTATTTACCGGAGATAAAACCATGGCAGAACAAAATGTATCAAATGATGCAAAAAAAGATGAGCAAGTTGATATTGCTCCAACAGTAACAGTTACACAGGCGCCTGCAAATCCACTAAGTGGGTATTATAGACAGCCTAAAATTTATATTAGATTACCATCACAAGGAAATTACTATCCTGAAGGTTCATTAGACGTTAGTGAAAACGGAGACTATCCTGTTTTTGCAATGACTGCAAAAGACGAACTAATGTTAAAAACACCAGATGCTTTACTATCAGGAGAAAGCACAGTATCGGTTATTAAGAGTTGTATACCTGCCATTAGACAACCTTGGAAAATGCCTACTATTGATGTTGACTCAGCATTGCTCGGTATTAGAATTGCTACTTACGGTGAAGACATGGATGTATTTGCTAACTGTCCGAGTTGTAAAGAAGAAAACAAATACACAATACCTTTAACACCATATGTTAACCAAGGTCCGGCTGCATGGAAGGATCAAATTACAGTAGGTGATTTAATTTTTAATCTTGTACCTTACGATTATAAACAAATGACAAAGGCTAATATTAAAACACTCGAGGAACAAAGAGTGTTTAGTATTGTTAATGACGAAGAAATGTCAGATACAGAAAAGATGGAAAAGTTTCAAGAGAGTTTTGTTAAACTAACAAACATGACTGTTGATACTATCGCTGATGTAGTTACTGCTATTGAAACTCCTCAAGGTAAAACAGACAATAAGGACCAAATAAGAGATTTCCTTAACAACTGTGATAAGGAAATTTTCCAAGGTCTTACTGATCACTTGTCAGATATTAAGGGAAGACAGGGTATTCCAGATCAGAAGGTTAAATGTGAAAAATGTAGTCACGAATGGGATTTACCTGTAACAATGGATCAAGCAAATTTTTTCGCAGACAGATCCTGACCCTGCCCGTATCAGAGATCGTTGAACTATCCAATAATTTAGATAAGGATGCAAGGGCACTTAAAAAAGACATTCTACAAATCTGCTGGTATATGAGAGGAATGGATTATACTGCCGCTATGCATCTATCGTTTGAAGAACGTAAAATTATTGGTGATATTATTAAGAGTAATTTAGAAACCACTAAAACAAGTGGTTTGCCTTTCTTCTAAACAGCAACTAATTGTTGCTTAATCTTATCTTTTACAGGTTGTTGTAATTTAGAAATTTCAGTTGCTAATGCTTTCAGGTCAACTGGCTTAGCTGGTGTTGCTGGTTGTTCACCACCTGCTGCTGGTTGTTCTCCATCTTTACTAACTGGCATCGGTTCACCAGTTGCATCATTCTTTCCATCGTTGTTAGCATCGACAGGTGCTTCTGGTTCTTGACCTGCTGCTGCCGGCTGTTGTGCTGTTGCCGCTGCTGTTGCTGGTGCTTTAATTTTCATAGAATCATATGTACCTTTGATTACATCATCATTAACACCTAAGCCTTTAATTATATTATATACTTCATCTGAATCTGTAGGACTTCCTGCTTTTTTCCAAGCAGTCATTAATTTTTCTGCTGTTACTGCTGTTGTAACTTGTTTAGCAGCGCCTGCAATACCTGCGCCTGCTTTTCTTGCACCTTTGCCTATAGCGGCTCCTGCAATTTTAGCACCTTTTGCTGCTTTTGCTCCTACTGCTCTAGCACCTTTAGCAACTGCACCGCCTACACCTTTCGCTGCTGCGCCTACTTTTGCTGCTGCTCCGGCAAGTGCGCCTAGTGGATTCTCTTCAAGTTCTTGTCTATTGTAATGACGTACAGCATCAAATGCACTTTCAAACATAAGTTTGTTTTCAAGCATATGTGTGTTAACATTTTCTAGTCTATTAAACAGTAGGTATACTTGTCCTTCTGATAATTTTTGACCTTTACTAATTTTACTTTCTTCTTTAGCAACTGCGCCTTCGCCAACAACAGTTTTATCTTGCATTGCTGTACCCATTGCAACCGCAGTTGCAGCAGCACCAATGCTTTTAGCAATATCTTGTTTAAGTGTATCAACGAGTGTAGCAACATCTGCTTTAGAATCTGCCGCAACACCTGAATACTGGTCCATAAAATCCATTAACTGTTTAAAGTCATCGTCTGATAAGTTTGCTTTATCAATGTTGTCCCATAAAGGGTGTGTTGGATTTGTAAACACTTCCTTAATCATCATTACAGGATTACCATCAGCATCAACACCTTCAACACTAACCGTACTTGAGAATGTAAGTGGTGGTTCAATATCTCCAACCGTTGAAGTAATTTCTGATTTAAACATGTCACCAACTTTAATTTCGTTACCATCAGGTAATGTAGTTGATGTTAGTGTTGGAGTATCTCCTGTCCAACTTGTAGCAAGTTCTTTGTTAGCAGAAATTTCAGTTCCCATAAACTTAGCATCTTGTAGTCCTTTTTCCATTTGAAATATTTTTTGTACATCATCTGGATCAAGTCCTTTACTTTCTGCCCATGCTTTTACTTCTGGAGAAATATTTGGTTCGGTATCAAAATTAATACCTGCTTCTTTTAATCGATCAGCCGTAACTGTTTCTGCGTCTACTGTTTTAACATCAAATGAACTATCTGTACCACTGCTGCCTGCATCTTGATCACCATACTGGCCGTCATCGCCTGGTAGATCAGTTTTTTGTGAGTCAACTGATGTAGTAGTGGTTGTATCTCTTGCTAGATCCTGTCCTTCTAGTCCAGCATAATCAGCAAGTGCATCTCTACCACCTAGCTCACCGATTTTCTTTGATGTCTCAGAAAACTGTTGCATTACAAGATCTTGTTCTTCGCCGGAAAGATTCTTTGCTGCTGTTTCTAGTGCGTTTTGTGTTTTAAGTAAATCTTCAATTGCTTCTGGTGAAACGTCTTCAAGGCTAGTTGCACTCATCGCTTCTAGTCCGTTAACGTCAATCGTTTGTCCATCAGTAGCAATAATAGCCTGTGAAATGTCTGGATCGATAAGATCGCCAACTGCTTGTATCGCAGCACCAGCAGCAAAACCAACTGCACCAGTTTTAACTGATTTACCAATTGATGTTGAAAGTTCTTTACCTTGTAAAATGTCTTTTGTTGCTCTTGCTAAGAAACCTGCTACAGCACCGCCTAGTGGTCCGCCTGCTAGTGCAGCAGCCGAAGTTAAAATAGCAACCGCTACAGTTGCTTTTCCTGGATTTTCTTTTGCCCAGTCACTAACCGCTTTTACGCCTTGTACTACTTTAGAATCTTTGTCGCCAATTTTTTGTTTAAGTTCATTGAACTTGGCATCCATGTTTTGTACAGGACCTGCCTTTTGAATAGCACCGCCAAGATCGTCAATTTTTTTGTTGATTGCACTTGCAAACTTACCTACAGCATCAGTACCTTTACCTATTGCTGTTCTATTACCGCCTGCGGCAGTAGCACCTTGTTCAATGCTTGTGAATAGATTGTTAATTTGATCTGGTGTAAGTGTTGCTTCAGCAACCATACGCTCAAGATCTGCTACCCAAGGCTGAATAACCTTTTGCTCCAATAGAAGCATTTCAGGATCATTCCAAGATTCGGTAATATATTTTTGTTCTAGTTGTGCTAATCTCATATCATCATCGCCAATTGTTTTTTGTCCGCAGGATTTAGCTCGTCAATTTGCTTCTGTATTTCCGCTGGAATTTCACCTGGGGCTGCTGTTGCTTGTGCTGCGGGTTGATCGCCTGCTGTTGACGCTGTATTCGCGTCTGTGGCACCATCTGTGCCTGTTTTAGCTTTGTTATATGCTTGTTTAAAACTTGAAGCAAAGCCACCTGCACCTGGCTTACCTGCATCAGCTGGATCTACTTTGCCTGCACTAGGTGCTGCAATGCCACCTTCGTCTGATGCAATCTTGTCTTTGGCTGCTGCCATAAAAATTTTGTCTAGTTGTGCACCACTAAAGCCTTCTGCAATAGTTGTCATGCTTGAACGATCAATACTTGCTGCTAAATTTGTGTTACCTGCTTTTGCTTGTGCTTGATCTGTTTGTGTTGGAATCGGCGCAGGCTTATCGCCTACCTTTGCGGCCGCATTTTTTGCTCCCTGTGCAACGTTAGTTGCGGCGCCAGCCGCCGCGGAAGCTGCTTTTTTAACACCTTTTGCCGCTGCTCCTACTGCTGCACCAGCTTTTTGTGCCATAGTAGGATCTTTCATTGCTGCTTCTGCACCTTTAGTAGGGTATCCGTTTTTTCTTAGAAAGGAAATTACAAGTTCTGGAGTTGCACCTTCAGCGCCACCCACTTTACCTAGAAATAAATCGAACTTATCTGATATCTCGTTAGCCATAGCACCAACTTCAAGTTTACCTTTAGCCCTACGTCCAGTTCTACCAGGTACAAATGTCTGTGCTTTAGCACCGAGCTTACCTAATACGCCCATAGGACGTTCATCTAATTGTTGTTCGCTAATTATCTCATTAAGTTTCATGCCGATAGTTCCATGTAATCCATATATGTATTTATTTAAAGAACAGCTAAAGCTGTTCTGCGTTTTCGCTATCGCTCAACGCACTTGCTTCGCTATTACTTATGTGAAAGTGATTCAGTGTTAAAATTATTTTAACTATTAACTGCGAAGCAGTTTTAGCATTATCTAGATTGTATGGTCACAATTAGCCCGTTGTCGGGGCCAAAGGTGTGTTTTGAACATTATCTGAGTTCGCACAGTCACAATAGCGTTAGATCTACAATGCATTTAATTTTACATAGCGTAGGCGGTTATCCGTTACCTACTCAATCCGTCTTAGTATCTTATGTACAACGGCAGTTTACTATACAAACGCTAACTTATATAATAAACCTGCGAGAATTACTCGCTCATTTAGCCTATTTAAATTACTTCTATTAATATACAGCAAACCGGTTCTACGTAGGCGTATCCGATCAGCGTCCTGTTAAGGATAGTGCTGTTATACCTCTGCCGTTAACCAGAATTCCTTACCGTCACACATCAGAACGGGCTTAGGGCCACATAATTGCGCCGTGGCGGGCTTATTTAACGGTGTTTGAGCTGTTTTGTTAGCCTTGGGATATATTGTGTATTAGTTGTGGTTCTGTATAAAATGCAAATTAAGAGTCATTTAATCGTTTAATTTCTTCTTTTAATAGTTTAGAACTGCCTACTCTTACATTGATTATTCCATTGTAATATTCGTCTGATTCTAATACTCTACGATCAAATTGTTCCTTTGCCTCTATGTAACTAAGTACGCCTCTGCTTGGACAGTAGTGTAATATTTCTCTGGTAAATTTTTCTTTGCCTAACTTCTCTACATCTGCTAGTAGATGTTCACTAGATCCCCAATAGTCTCTCCAGTCACTTTCTACTTTTGAACGTCTTTTATTTTTTTTGCCCTTGAGTGGTGGGCGTGTTTTTTTGAATTTTGCTAGTTTTTTGCCTATGTATTTTCTGTCGTTAGTAAGATTTGTAATCAGATAGACAAACCCTTCACAGTCTTCTGGAAGTTCTTTAATCTTCTTCTTTTGGTAAGTCCATTCTGACGTCATCATTAGTAGTTACTTTCTTGGGACGTCCGACCTGGCCTTTTCTGGCTAACTTTCTCTCTGATCGTTTCTCTTGTACTTCTAGCCTTCGTTGACTTGCATGTTTTCTAATTTCACTCAGCCAAAATCTTGCCTTAATTCCTGCTTCATCACTACCATGATACTCAAAGCGATCCTGCCACTTAAAGTATTTCTGAAATGCTTCAATCATCTGGTCATGTGAATCTGTTGCCATACCTATTCCACAATTTCAACATCATTACTATAAGATGTAAAACCGTTTTCTTTGATTACTTTTAGTACGTGATTAACACGACTTGTTAAATCATCTCTATGACTGATTAAGAACACATTTTTCTGTCTTTCTCTAGTCATTTTCTTAAGGATACCAATACTAGATTCTACTCCAGCACTATCCATACCACTATCTACAAGCTCATCTATGAATAATAAGTTAATGCTGTGATATAAACTTTCCCATACATCACGGAATGCCCAACTCATAGATAAAATAAGTCTGTTACGTTCACCTCTACTTAAATTGTCAAAGTCTAAATCTTGTCCTAGCTGTGTAATTACAACGCTAAGATCATTTTGAAACTCAACAATATGCGGCAAACCAATTTTTGCCAAGTAATATGTAATACGCTGATTTAGATATGCAAGATTTTGCTCAATAATTTTCTTACGAACAAAACTGTCTTTGTTTGTTAACAGTTTGTACAAAAAGTCCTGATGATCTTTTACTTTTGTTAATTCATTAAGTAGATCAAAACTTACTTCCTGTATTGCAGTATCTTTTAATTCTGTAATTTGCTCGCTATAAGGATTAATATCATCTTTCTTTGCTTGTAAATCTTTTTCTAATCCTTCAACTGTGCTTCTATGTTGCAATGCTTGTTCAAGTGTGTCATATTGTGTAGGTGGACAACCTTCTAGCTCACCAATGTCTGCAATAACAGTTTGATGTTCTTCTAGTTGTGTACTATTAGCAAGAATTTGCTCAGCCGCTTCTTGCTTTTGTTCTTCTTTAGCACCGAGAATTTCTTCTTGCTTTTTATCATGTAATTCTTGTCCACAAGTATGACACTTGTGTTCTTTAAGCAATACAATTTCATTATCTAATTTTTCAATTAGTTTTTCTTGTTTAGAATCATCAGCTTCAATGTTAGCAATCCAACGTTTTGCTTCTGCAATCGCTGACTGCTTTTTATTAAAATCGTCTAAACATTTGTGTGCTTCAATTTCTGCATCAATATCAATTTCTTGTAAAATTTTAATACTTGACTCAAGTTCGTCAATTGCAGATACCTTTTGATCTTCCCACATACGCTGTTTGCGTTCTAACGATTCGATGTTTTGTTGAATTTTTTCGTTAGATATTTTAACAGTTTCAATTCTTGTATTCTCAGAGCTCATCTTGTCTCTGTTAATTTTCATTTCTTCTTTAAGACACTCAGCTTTTTCAGATAACAATGTAATACCTAGCAACTGTTCAATAATTGCCCGCTGATCATTATTTTTTAATGCAAGGAAAGGTTCAGTGTATGTGTTTAGTGCAATGAGATGCTTAAACATATCATGCGACATACCAAATAGTTCTTCAATTACTTTTTGTGTTTCTCTACTATCGCCTTGACTTTCATCAGAATCTTCTTCAAAGTCTTTACCGTTAATAGTAAACTTTGTAATATTAGGCTTTCTACCACGCTCAATCTTATAGTCAACTCCATCTTTTTCAAAGTTGATTGTAACAAGCATTCCTTTGCCGTTGATCTTATTAATAAGATTATCACGCTTAATGTTTGTTAATGCATTACCATAGATTGCGTAACTAAGTGCGTTGACGATAGTAGTTTTACCAGTGCCGTTTCTAGAACCGCTATCGTCACCACCTAGGTCTAGGTTCTCACCTAGTACAAGCGTTAATTCACCTTTGTCAAAATTAATTGCTTGAGTCTGGTTGCCCACACTCATAAAATTCTTTACTGTTAGGTCTTTAATTTTTATCATTGATTACGTCCAAGGTCCCTATATATCTCTACCAGCATACGTTTGTCAACAGTATCACTATCAATTGCTTCGATTTGATTCATAACAATAGTGTCAACACTTTCAAACGTAAGATCAATAGGATCAACGTTTGATTCTACTTCTACCTTTTCTGGTATAAGACTTAGTTCTCTAAGTTTGTATTGTGGAATAAAAGTTTCTCTAATAAAGTTTGCTTCTTCAAAACTAATAGGCACATCAATTGTAACTCGACAGTGCATATTTTCACCTAAGTTAGAATCAGGATCTTCAAGAAGCTGACTTAATTTGTATGTTCTAAACACAGGTTGCTTTGGCCATGTTTTATATTCAGGAGTTCCTCCCCAATCTAAAAACATCATGCCACGTTCATCATCCCATGCATCTGCATAGTTGTGTGGAAATGCATTACCGATGTATGTTACATTACCTTTAGTTTGTCTTTTATGAAAGTGTCCGCTAAACACATATTCTTGATTTACAAAATGATCTGCCTGAAGTGTTCCATGGTCAGGCATCTGTACCATAGCATTCATATAAAACAGAGGAAGTTCAAAGTGTCCAAATACATACCTACTTTTAATTTTAGGCACCATCTTCCATTCTTCACCTACTAACCAAGGAAGTAATGTTACTTCGCCTTCTGTAAAAATATCTGTAATAGGAATGATGTTTGGAAACAATCGCATAAACTCAATAGAGTTAATTTCACGTTTGTCTTTGTAAAATAAATCATGGTTACCTACCATGAAGTAAGTCTTCTCGAATGTTTCGTTAATTCTTTCTAAATTAGAAACTGTGTAGTTCATTGTGCTAACATCTGTAGTAGCACGATTATGATGCCAGTCTCCTAAAAATATGCAAGTTTCTGCACCAGCGGCTTTTGCTTCATCACAAAACCACTTTACGAATTCCTCGCAGTCCATGTTATGCGTTCTGCTGCCACCTTTCATACCAAAGTGTATATCAGTGAAGCAGGCTGCTTTCTTAAATAACGGCATTTTTACTCCTTATGTTATTGTAACTAACTTTAAGCAGTTTGTCAAGTCTTTTTCTTTGCTTTGGAATCTTTATGTTTGTTAGGGTGTGCATCAGCATTTTGTCTAGTCCAACTAGGATTCATGCCGTTCATCTCTAAAATATCATCTCTGATATTTTGGTTGCGTTTTTCAATATTAATAATACGAACAAAACTATTTGTTACAGCCGCAGTGTAATAAGCAAATGGGTTATTACTTTTTGACTCGTCAAATTGTAAACCTATCTGTGCTAATTGCAAAATTGCCTGACCTTTCATTTCGTCGTTATATGTATATCCTCTAACATTACCTCTTGTTGCGTACCTATCACACAATTTCATAAACATTCTTGCAAGGTCGTTAGTCATCTGTCCACACTTCTTATCGAAGTATCCGTTTTCCATACCACCAACCCAATGGCTTTTGCCTACACAAATCAAATTTCCTTTGTCATCAAACTTCCAATGCTGGAAAGGAGGAAAGTTTACTTTTTCGTGCTTGTCTGCAACAGTCTTAATTGTTTTCTTGCGACCAGGTTCTTCTGGAACATGATCAAATGTCATAATTCTAAAAATTAAATCTTCTTTTTGCATTTTACGGTAGTCTATATCAAACCCTTTTGCAGGCATCTTTTTACCTGCGGCTTCAACTGCTTCAGCATGTGCAAGTTTAGATAGTCTAGCAGCACGGTTGCGTTTTGCTTCTGCTACGGTTCTAATGTTAATTTTTTCTAATGATGGCAGTATAATATCGTACTGTGCATAGCTATCGTCAGTAAAAGAACAGAAAGTAGACTTACTGCGGTGTATTTCCGCTAATAAATCCTTATTTGTTAGATATTTTATCTTTTTTGGTTGCCCAATTGTCATACGTAATTTCTCCGGTTATATAAGTAATATAATAGCACATTATTACAGAAATAAATAGTATTATTAAAAGGAAATTTTACCAAAATGAGTTTACCAAAAATAGCACCTTTAGCCGTACTTGTAGCTGGCGTTGCGGTCGCCGTTGACCAGCAACAGAAGAACCAAGCCAATCTCAAACAGGTTTCGGACCAAGCCAAAGCCGATTTGGACAAGTTAACTAGCGACCTAGGCGGTGATATTGGCTCAGCATTAAACCAAGCGTCAGGCGATTTAAACAGTGCCTTGGCGGCAGCAGATGCTGCATTTAATGTTGACGGTGTAGTTGGTGCTGCTGGTGCTCCGTTATCTACAATAACATCTAAAGTTGGTAGTGGTTCATTAAGTAATATAGCTGATAATGTTGGAACAGCATTTGGTGCTGCACAAGATGGACTTAATGCAGTAGCCGGAACCACAGCTGAAATATCATCTGCAATATCTAAATTAGGTATTGGAGGCAACTTAGCATCTGGTTTCCAAGACTTTGCATCAAATGTTGGCAAAGCAGCTGGTGTTTTAAATAATTTATTAAGTCTCAAAAGAGGCGTAAATCTCCCTGCTGGTGGCGAACTTTTCGAATTCGAAGAAGGCGCCGGTGTTAAACTAGATCCTCAGAATCCAAATGATTGGCGGGTAAAAATTAATGCTAACTTTGCACACTTTGGTGCAAATCCGTTATTTAAAATTCTAGAACAGACTGGTGGAGTAGTTTTTCCATACTTGCCAGAAATAACATTTTCAACAACCGCAAACTATACACAAATAGATCCTGTACATAATAATTATCCCTTCCAGGCTTACAAGAACTCACAAGTGGACGAGATATCGATTTCAGGAGACTTTACAGCAGAGTCAAGTAAAGATGCTGCGTACTGGATTGCAGCAACAACATTCTTTAAAGCATCAACAAAAATGTTCTTTGGAACAGGTAACCTAGCAGGTAATCCACCTATCATATGTAGACTGTATGGATATGGTGCAAACGTCTTTGAAGGAGTTCCGGTTGTAGTTAAAAACTTCTCAGTTACACTACCTACTGATGTTGACTATATTAGATGTACAGAAGCAACTCAAGGTCCTAAACCAACTTGGGTACCAAGAAAAAGTAACATTACTGTTTCAGTACAGCCGATCTACAACAGAGAAAGTTTACGCAAGTTTTCATTGGAGCAATATGCTAAAGGCTCAATGGGCGGAGGAGGATTTTTATAATGGCCATATACAAAAACAATTCTCCATATAGAGATACACCTCAAAATTCTTTGTATTTAGAATTAATGAATATTAGAGCTGTACCAGCATCAGCAAGTGATGTATTATATACAATCGAACCACACTATAATAATAGACCCGATTTGTTAGCATTTGATTTATACGAAGATCCAAAACTTTGGTGGGTGTTTGTACAAAGAAACATGGATACAATCAAAGATCCTATATACGATTTCAAAGCAGGAAATTCAATTTACATTCCTAAACTATCAAATCTAAAAAAGTTCTTAGGAATATAGCATGAGTGCGTTTAATAGACCTCCAAGCATACCAGATAATAAGTTAAAGCCTTTCAAAGGAACTTTGAGGTCTGGTGAAAAAATTAGAAACATAAACGGAAAAAGTTTTGTTGTTCCAGCAGAAATAAAAAAGCCGGACGGCTCACCAACGATTAATGCATCTAATACTTTTCAAGCATCAAATATTCCTGTAGGAAGTGCAGAACTAAGAGAGAAAATAAAAGTTTTCAGTCTTGATGCTCAGTTAGAAACAATAGAACTTGCAGAAAACGCAATAGCACAAGTAATAAATGACAAAACAAAAACAGTTGATGCTGCAATTTCTAATGTAGATGATTTTGCTGATAAGAAAAATGATGCACCAGTAGGACCAGGAACACCAAGTCCTAGAAGAGATTCAGAAACACCAAATCTAATTCAAAATCCGTTAGAAAAATTTTCAACAGTTAGTTCGTTATGGACGATGGCTGTGCTAACACCAATGCAGTATAATGATCCAAGTTCATATAGGACAGGAGATCTAGGATTTGCAGGACAAGATTTTGAAGGTGGTGGTATAACAGTTAAATCCGGAATTGTTTTTTCTGCCGCAGGGCGTGGCGACAAATATAGAACAAAAATTCAAGGTGGCAAATCACCTGAATATTTTGTTGACAACTTTAAAATGACTACAGTAATGTCAGCAACAAAAAACACAGGTAATACAAATGCAATTAACTTTGACTTTGATATATTTGAACCATACAGCATGGGATTGTTATTAGAGTCGTTGCAAGTTTCTGCACTTAAAGCAGGGTATCCTAACTACTTAGATGCTCCGTTTGTATTGCGTTTAGACTTTGTAGGATTTAGTGCAGATGGTACAGAAGAAAAAACCATAGGTACCCAAGGGCTGAATCCAAAATACTTTGTAATGAAATTAAAGAGAGTTACCTTTGATACAAACGAATCAGGAACTACGTACAAGGTTCAAGCGTTTCCTTACAACCATTCTGCTTACTTGGACACAGTTAATATGCTGTTCAATGACATTTCAATTACTGCTCCGGAAAAAGGTACAGTTGAAGAAATGTTAAAAACAGGACCTAAGAGCTTAGAGAAAGTACTTAACGATAATGAAAAATTGTTAGTAGAATCAGGAGCATATTCAATTCCAGATGTTTACATCATTGATTTTCCTGAGAAATCGACAGACTTTATAACAGGTGCTAGAAAAACATCTGACACATTTACTGACGGAGATCCCGGAGCAATAGTTGACGCAGACACTCCACCGCCGGAAAGTTCTAAGGCATTTGGAAAAAATGCTGCTGCTCCTTCTCAAATAACCAAGACGTCTTTTGAATCTAACCACATAGGAAAATCAACGTTTGGTTTTGATTCAACATCAGGTGGTAACTTTAACTGGGAAAGTTCTGCAATGTATAGAGCAGGAGATTCTAAGTACAATGAAGAAACAGGTCGTATTGATCGTTATAAAATGCAATTAGATCCTAAACAGCGTGAATTTTTCTTTACACAGAAACAGCCCTTAACTGATGTTATTACACAGACTATATTAAGTTCAAGATATGCAAAAGACGCTATTAGCGGAACTCCTGATAACCATAACCTTACACCAGAAGGATATATTAAGTGGTTTAAAATTGATGTTCAAGTAGCGTTCTTAGATTACGATCCACAGATAGGAGACTTTGCTAAACAATATACATTTAGAATTGTTCCATATTTTGTGCATCACAGTATTTTTAAAGCGCCTGGCGAAGGAGTTGACACAGCAGCATTACAAAAAACAATTGCTAAAAGATACGACTACATATATTCAGGACAAAACGTTGACGTACTTAAATTTGATATCAAGATTAATAATTTATTCTTTGCAGGTTCTCGACCAACCCCTGAAGCTAATACTTCAAGTGAATTTAACAAAAATATTAACGGTACAGGTACTAACAAAACATTAACTACAAACACTCCAGAAGGTACAGCAGAAGCAAAAGCACCTAACCTAGGTAAGAAAAAACTAAAACGTGATGTATCTATATTACACGAAAGTCAGAAAGGTGGTAGCGGATTCAAAGATGTTGAACAATTAGTTGCTGAAAATTTCCAGAAAGCATTTGTTGACAACAGCGCAGGTGACTTGATTACAATTGATTTAGATATACTCGGCGATACGTACTGGATGGTTGAAAGCGGCCAAGGAAATCACATAGACGGAGCAGCACCACGTTCGCAGACAACTGATGGCGGAGAAGCTAATTACACAGGAGGCGAAATTTATATCTTTATTAGTTTTAGAACTCCGATTGATACAAATACTGACACTGGACTTTACGAATTTGCAAATGAAAATCCAAGTCCTTTTAGCGGAATTTATAAAGTATTGAAATGTGATAGTGAATTTAAAGGCGGGCAGTTTACACAAAAACTTAGATGTATTAGAATGTCAGGTCAACCAATTGATTACGGTGGTAAAATTCCAGATGGTTCTAAAGAAGGATTCCAAACAGAAATTGGTTCCGCACAAAAAGAAAAAACAGAAGTTGGAGAAACTCCTCCACCAGTAAAAGTTGATAGGACAATAACAATCGAAGAAGTAGAAAAAGCAGGAGAGCAATTTGCTAATAATTTCCTTGCTAACTTTGGCTTGAGTGTAGATGGTATAGAAAAATGGGCCGCAAAATTACCTAAAGGTGATGGCGAGTTTAAATCTAAGCCTAAGAAACCTGTCTTAAAAGAATACAGAAGACAAGCCAACGGTTCGTTAGTTAACTTTAATATTGACAGAAAACAACCATTTGAAGAAAGCAAAGATAGAGAAGGAAACACTATTAGAGTTTATGATCCTAAACTACTTGACGGAGTTAAAACTTAATGCCAGTTGAAAAGAGAACCAGATATAATACTCAGGCAGGAGCATTAGGCTCGGGTGCTTATCTTGCTACAGTAATTGATGTACTTGATCCTACATTCAATGGTAGACTAAAAGTTTCGCTACTCAGAGAATCTGGTAACGCAGGTAACGTTGACGGACAAACATATCTTGTAAATTATGCATCTCCATTCTTCGGACACACACCATACGAAGCATTAGGAATGAACCAAGACGACTTTAAAGATACACAACAAAGTTATGGTATGTGGGCAGTTCCACCAGATGTTGGTGTAACTGTTATGGTAATGTTCATAGAAGGTAATCCATCATCGGGTTATTGGTTTGCTTGTGTTCCTCCAAGGTTTGCTAATCATATGGTTCCTGCAATAGGTGCAGCAGATACAGATCCAACAGGTGCTAGGGGTGAAGATCAAACAAGCAATAGAGCGTCATTGGCTGCATTATCAGAAGATGACAAGAAAAAATTCAATACAAAAATGCCTTTGCCAGTTGGAGAAATTAACAAACGATTTAATGGTCAAGGAGATCAAGAAATTGACGCTGAAAAGATTCCAAAGCCTGTACATCCTATAACAGATAGATTCTTCCTTCAAGGATTATTAGAAGATGATGCAAGAGGGGTTACTACTACAACTAGTAGGCGTAACAATCCTAATGCAGTATTTGGTATTAGTACTCCTGGACCTTTAGACTACGGTCCAAACGGTAAACGTATGAGACGTGGTACAAAAGAAAATCTAAGTGTTGAGATTCCTGTTACAAGATTAGGTGGAACACAGTTTGTTATGGACGATGGTGATGATCGCTATATTAGAAAAACTTCTCCGCAAGAAGGTCCAGTAGAATATGTTGAAGCGTCAGATGCAAATACTAGTGCAGGATTACTTGACTTACCATATAACGAATACACAAGACTTAGAACAAGAACAGGACATCAACTTCTTTTACATAATTCAGAAGATTTAATTTACATAGGTAATTCAAAAGGAACTTCGTGGGTTGAGTTAACATCTAATGGTAAAGTAGATGTGTTTGCAAACGACAGTGTAAGTGTTCACTCAATGAATGATATTAATATTAAAGCAGATAGAGATATCAACATGGAAGCCGGTCGTAATGTAAACATTAAAGCAACTGCTGAATATCAAGCACCTGACAGTTTACATCAAGATGCAAAAATTGAAGATGCTCTTAAACAAGAAAATGGTAGAGTACAAATAGAAAGTGCATTTAATACTAATATACTAATTGGCGCCAACGGAAAAATTGAAACAAGAATGTATACAAATGCAGAAGATCTTCCTCTTGCTGGAGATTTAGATATTTCAGTTGCTGGCAACCACAGACACTTTGTTGGCGGAACTACAGATATTCAAACAATTGGTGACAGATCAGATACACAAGCAAATTGGGACATACTTACAGGTGGTTACAATTACTTAACATCAGGCGCCAATACAGAAGTTGCATCAGGTGGAGACATTATTATGTCAGCAAGTCCTAACATACACTTTAACGGTCCAGCTGCAACAGGAGCAGCACAAGCTGACACAGCACTAACAATTACAGATTTAATTAAATACGATAACCCATTAGTAAACCCATTAAAAGACTGGGCTACTACGAAATGGCAAGACGGAACAATAACATCTATCATGAGGCGTATTCCTATGCACGAGCCGTGGTTACTGCATGAAAACCAAGCACCTCAGTTTGTTACAGCACTAGCAACAGATAGAGAGGAGAAACAAGATGGCTAAGTTATACAATCAGAAAACAGTAGCAGTCGATCAAGCATCAATAGGAGCATCAGGCGCAACAACTTATGCTTACAAAGGATTTAGTTCAGCGAATTCAGTTGATAACTTCAAGCTCTATGACATAGATTTAGTTAAGCAGGATATTATCAATCATTTTTACATTAGAAAAGGCGAAAAATTAGAAAATCCAAACTTTGGAACAATTATCTGGGATATGATCTTTGAGCAATTTACACCGCAAGTTAAAGAAATGATTGCTAAAGATGTACAGGATATTATTAATTACGACCCAAGAATACAAGTTAATGCTGTAGGAATTGACAGCACTGAGCAGGGAATTAGAATCGAAGCCGATGTAACATACATACCGTTCAATGTTAAGGAGAGAATGAAGTTTAATTTTGATAGAGATAACTCCGTTATAAACTGAGCATATTATAAACATTGGTAAATACAGCATAGGAACTAATAATGAGCACAACGTCAAGACAAAACAATTTATTACTTAACGAAGACTGGACAAGAATCTACCAGACTTTCGCTAATGCTGATTTCAAATCTTACGATTTTGAAAATCTAAGACGTGTGATCATCACTTACCTAAGAGAAAACTATCCAGAAGATTTTAACGATTACATTGAAAGCTCAGAGTATCTTGCACTAATTGATGCTATTGCGTTTTTAGGGCAAAGTTTATCTTTCCGTATTGATTTAGCAAGTAGAGAAAACTTTATTGAACTTGCTGAACGTAAAGAAAGTGTACTACGTATTGCTAAAATGCTTAGTTATAATGCAAAGCGTAACTTACCATCAAAAGGTTTACTTAAATTTACATCAGTTTCAACTACAGAACAATTAGTTGATAGTAATGGGCGTAATTTAGCAAGTCAAACAGTTAAATGGAATGACCCAACTAATACAAACTGGGCAGAACAGTTTATTTTGCTTCTTGATGCTGCTATGTCTGATAACACAAAATTTGGCAGAAGCCAAGGTACAGATGTTATTCAAGGTATCCCAACAGAACAGTACAGATTTAGAACTGCTAGTACTGATGTGCCAATGTTTACTTTTAATAAAAACGTTGCAGGCAGACAAATGGTGTTTGAAATCTTAAGCACAACTTTTAAAGGTGCAGAAGAGATTTACGAGGAAGCACCTACACCTGGTAACCAACTAGGATTTCTTTACAGACAAGATAACAAAGGTCCAGCAAGTCCTAATACAGGATTTTTCATGCACTTCAAACAAGGTTCTTTGGAGTTAGCTGACTTCACAATTGATGCACCATCAACAAATGAAAAAGTTGCAGTTGATGCAAAAGGAATTAACAACGATGATGTTTGGTTGTTTGAATTACTTGCAAATGGAAGCCAAGCTCAAGAGTGGACAAAAGTATCAAGCCTTACAGGAAACAATATTGCTTACAACAGTTTGTCAGGAGACATTAGAAATATTTACGGTGTTGAAACTAAACAGAATGATATGATTGATTTAGTTTTTGCTGACGGTGTATATGGTAACTTACCTAAAGGATCTTTTAGAACTTACTATAGAATTAGTAATGGATTAAGTTATACAATTTCACCTAATGAAATGAAAAATGTTAATATCTCAGTTGACTATGTTAACCAAGCAGGTATTGCACACACATTAACAATTGGAATGGCTTTACAGTCTACAGTTTCAACATCAACACCTACAGAATCAGTTGCATCGATTAAAAGGAATGCACCAGCAAACTATTATACACAAAATAGAATGATTACAGGTGAGGACTATAACCTTGCACCTTTAGCAACATCACAAAATATTTTAAAAGTAAAAGCATCAAACAGAACATCAAGTGGATTGTCACGTAACTTTGATCTTATTGATGCAAGTGGAAAGTACAGTTCAGTTAACGTATTTGGTACAGACGGATATATGTATAAAGAAGAAGATGAACAATCTCTTTCTTTTAAATTCTCAAATAGATCAGATATTATTAATTTTATTAAACAAAAAGTAGAAGGTATATTTACAGAAACAGATGTTTATAATTTCTACTTTACAAAATATGACAAAATTTTATTTACAAGTGACAACATTGTGTGGAATGCATCAACTAACAACATTAATGAAGGCACAGGATACTTTACAAACAAAGTTGATCTGTCGTTGCTTAAAGTAGGAACATATTCTACCAATAACTTAAAATATATTACTCCAGGAGCAAATGTTAAATTTACTGCTCCGACAGGACAATCATTTAAAGACGGATTACTAGTAACAACAGACGATACAGATTCTTCACAAAAAAGTGTTATATGGACAAAAGTTATTAGTGTTGCAGGTGATGGTACAAACGCAGGTACTGGTGCTAACGCAAAAGGCATTGGTCCTATTGTGTTTAACGATAATGTTCCTTCAGGCGCAGTTGCTTCTAGAATTGTTCCTAAGTTTGTAACAGATCTTTCAGACGCACTTGAGTCTTCAATGGTTAACCAAGCATTTGCAAATTTAAACTTTGGCCTAAGATATGATGATAAAGAATCAAGTTGGAAAATTATTCAAAATCAAAACTTAGATTTAACGTCAGCATTTAGTTTAGGTAAATCCGGTGATGTAACTAATAATAATTTAGATAGTTCATGGATTATGGCATTTGTAAAGGATAATGATCAATACATTGTACGAACACGTACACTTAACTATGTGTTTGGTAGTAAAAAACAAAACAGATTTTATTTTGATAAAAGCGAAAAAGCATACAACAGTCTAACTGGTAAAGTTGAAAAAGACGTTGTAAATGTTTTAGGTATTAATAGTAAAAATGTTGGCACAGGATCGTTGATACAAGATTACCCATTTGAAGTTGCAGATGTAATTAAATTTGATGACGGATATGAAAGTACTAAAGAAATTAGATTAGGCTTTAGGGATTCTGACGCAGACGGTGTTATTGACAACCCAGAGTCGTTTGTTAATGTAGTTGGCGAAGACCTTGATTTAAAATATCTTTTCTTCAAAGCAGAAAAAGACGATTATGGTACAACTGTTTATAACCTAGTTGACACAACAGTAACTCCTATTTTGGTTATTGAAAAAGAATCACTAGTTAACGTTAATAACTATAGCGACGGACAATTAATTTATTTTTACGATAGTGCAGAAAATAGAGTTAAAAGAGTTGACAGAACAACAAATACACTTGTACTAGAAAGCACATACAGAGCAAATATTGGTAGAGACAATATTAAGTTCCAATACACACATTCAGCAAGTGAAGATAGAAGACTTGATCCTAGTGTAACAAACATTATTGATCTTTATCTTTTAACTAGATCTTATGATACAGAATTTAGAAATTATCTAGCAGGTGCACGTACAACAGAACCAACTGCACCAACAAATGACGAACTTAGAGTAACGTTTGGAACAGGACTAAACTCTATTAAGTCAATTAGCGATGAAGTAGTTTATCATCCTGTGAAGTATAAAGTTTTATTTGGCAGTAATGCTGACACTAAATTACAAGCTCAGTTTAAGGTTGTTAAGAATCCTAATAAAACTGTTAACAATAACGATTTAAAAGTAAGAATTGTAAATGCAATGAATCAATTCTTTGATGTAAACAACTGGGACTTTGGAGATAGATTCTATCTAAGCGAACTTACAACTTATATATTAAATGTAGTTTCGCCTGATATATCAAACATTGTTATATTGCCAAGACAGACATCACAGGCATTCGGAAGCCTGTTTGAAATACAAAGTAAACCAGACGAAATTTTTGTTAGTGGTGCCACTGTTGATGACATAGAGATTGTATCTTCTATTACGGCTGCTGAAATTAACTCAGCAAATAATTCAATAGTGAGTGACACATAATGGCTGCTGATAACAAAAAGTTTCCTAATAGCGACATTCCAATTAGAAAAAGTTCAGACTTATTACCTAACGTCTTCCAAACCCCAGTCAATGATAAATTTTTATCAGGAGTACTTGATCCTTTAATACAGCCGGGTGTTGTTGACAAGACTGTAGGTTATATTGGTAAGCGTTACGGAAAAACTTTTACAGGAAAAGATGTTTATCTTGATACAGACCAAACACTAAGAAGTCGTTATCAACTTGAGCCAGCTGTTACAGTTGAAGAAGATCAAAAGATTTTAAAATTTAAAGACTATATTGATCTTAAAAGCATGGTTGAGTTCTTTGGCAATGCCAATGAAAGAGATGATAAAACTACAGAGCAAGAACATTACAGTTGGAATCCTCCTATTGTATGGGACAAGTTTATTAACTACAGAGAATATTATTGGATTCCAGGCGGCCCACCATCAGTAGATGTATATGGACAAGCAGCAAATATTCAAAGTACATATAAAGTAGGAACTGGTATAAACAGTTGGATACTTACACCAGACAGTGTAACTAATAATCCTGATATTACTTTATATAGAGGACAAGAATATAAGTTTGAAGTTAACTCTCCTGATGAAGGTTTCTATATTAGAAACAATTATGATACAGGATCTTTAGAATTTAATCCTAACAAATCATACTTTCCTGGAGAACTAGCAGTATTCGACAAACAACTTTGGAAGTGTGTTAACGAAACAAGTCCATTAGACGGAAGTAGTATTACAATTGATTCACAAGATTGGCAATTGGTTGCTAACGATGCAGGATTTGCTTCTCTACTATATAGAGATGGTGTAGAAAATAATGGTGTAAAAGTAGGAACGTTAACATTTAAAATTCCACAAGACTCGCCAGATATATTATATTATCAAAGTGATGTTGAACCTAATAGGTTAGGTAGATTTATTATTTCAGACATTGATACAAATACTTTTATTGATGTTGAAAAAGAAGTTGTAGGTAAAAAAGAATACACAACCGCAGACGGAATTAGTTTTACAAACGGAATGGTTGTAGCATTTAGAGGCCAAGTGCAACCATCGAAATATGCAGACGGACAATGGTTAGTTGAAGGTGTTGGTTCAGAGATTAGATTAATTAATTTTGCTGACTTAGTACCTCCGCCATTAGATACAGATTCGCCTGATATATTATTTGATAATCAAGGATTTGATACACAGCCTTTTGATGATGCAACACAGTATCCTGGTAATAAAGATTATATTACAATTGCTAGAAACAGTAAAGACTCTAACCCTTGGTCCAGATATAACAGATGGTTCCATAGATCTGTTTTAGAGTCTGCATATAAATTTAGAAGTCAAGACTTTGATTCATTAGAATCAGCTAGAGCTAAAAGACCTATTATTGAATTCCAACCTGATATACAATTATATAATCACGGTGGCATTGCAAAACAAACAGTTGACTACGTAGATACATTTACAGATGATGTGTTTTCTAAAATTGAAGGGTCACAGGGTTATAATATTGACGGTGAGTTCTTGTTTGAAGGAGCAAGGATTCTAGTTATTGCAGATACAGATAGTTTAGCAAATAACAGAATTTATGAAGTAAGGTTTGTAAAACACAATAACACTACACAAATTAATTTAAAAGAAACTGCTGATTCATTATCAGCATTTAATGAAGGTGTTCTAGTAAGACGTGGTACAACTAACGCAGGTAAGATGTATCATTATGATGGTACAGTTTGGAAATCAAGCCAAGAAAAAACTAGTGCTAACCAAGCACCTAAGTTTGAATTATACGATTCAGTTGGTGTTGCATTTTCAGACCCAACAATATATCCAGTATCAAGTTTTGTAGGTAGCAATCTTTTAAGTTATAAAGTTGGCACAGGTGTTGTAGATAAAGAATTAGGATTTGCATTAAGTTATGCAAATATTGATAATGTAGGTGACATTGTATTTGATTGGAACTTTGAAACAGAAAAATTTGTTTACACACTAACGCAAAAACAATATACCAAGAATACTAACACTGGATTCTATAAAATTAATGGAAAATATGCCAACGGTTGGATAGCAACAGACAAAACATTTATTCAGCCAATTATTGATCAGTACACGTTTACTACAGCAGATTCTATTGCAATATTCAATACTGTTGATTGGGATGTGTTACCAGACGATGCAGTAATTAATTTTTATCTAAACGGCGAATATATTACTGACACATATACTAGAAGTACTAATCAGTTTACGTTTAATAGAACATTTAATATTAATGATGTAGTAACTATAAAAATAGTTGCAGCAATTAAACCAGATCAAGGGTATTATCAAATACCTGCAGGGCTAGAAAAAAATCCTCTGAATGAACAATTAAAAACATTTACGTTAGGACAAGCAACAGATCATTTAAAATCATCTCTTGAATTTGATAGAAGAGTTGTAGGAACTGTTCCGGGTGTTTCAAATCTAAGGGACTTAGATCAGTATCAAAAACACTCAACAAGGTTTATGAAACATTCAGGTTTCGCAGCAGTGTCTACTTTGTTAATTAATGACAAAGATATTAACATTGTTAAATCTTTAAGATATGCTAAGTCAGCATATACTATTTTTAAACAAAATATTATTAAGAAAGCAACCGAAGTTGAGTTCAACGAAAATACTTCAGACTTTTTAGATAGTATTATAGAAATTATTACAAAGACTAAAACTATTGACAGTCCTTTTGCAGACTCTGATATGATTGGTGCTGGAGCGTTTACAAGAACAGATTATGTTGTTGACGATCCGGGTATTAAAACATTTACACTTACTGAAGATTTTGATTTAGAAACATTAAGCAGAAGAGCAGTATATGTTTACCTTAATGATGTACAACTTATTGTAAACAAAGATTACACAGTTAATGGAGCATTGGGCTTTATTACAATTACAGGTACGTTAGTTGAAGGTGATAGAATTGAGATTAGAGAGTATGTGTCAACAGCATTTAGCCATGTACCGCCAACTCCAACATCACTAGGACTTTACCCTAAGTACGAACCTACAAAATATTTAGATGACACTTACAGAGTACCTAAAGATATAATACAAGGACACGATGGTAGTAAAACTACTGCCTATGGCGATTATAGAGATGACTTACTTTTAGAATTTGAAAAGCGTGTATTTAATAACATCAAACAAGAATACGATGCTAAGATTTTTGATGTTCAAAAAGCGTTGGGTGGATATTACGGTAATAGTACATTTGTAAAAGAAGAACTAGATAGCGTAATCAATCAAGAGTTTTTATCATGGGTGCAAAATACTAACCTAGGTTATACAACAAACGATTATTTTGTAGAAACAGAACCGTTTACATATACATATTCAAGTATGACAGATCCAACAGGCAAAGAAAACTTGCCTGGATATTGGAGAGGTGTTTACAAATATTTTTACGATACTGATAGACCGCATACACATCCATGGGAAATGCTAGGCTTTACAATAAAGCCAACATGGTGGGAGACTGAGTACGGAGCAGCACCTTATACTAATGGTAACTTGGTGTTGTGGGAAGATATTGCTGCTGGTAAGATTGCTCAAGGAGATCGAGCAGGGATATATCCAAGATATGCCAGAACAACAATTCTAAATCATATTCCTTGTGATTGTGACGGTAATTTAGTTGATCCTTTGACTTCAGGTCTTGCAGGTAATTTTCAACTTGTTAACAATAGAGGTCCTTTTAAACTAGGTGATGATAGTCCAGTTGAAAACGCATGGAAAACTAGTTCAGAATATCCTTTTGCAATAACAACAGCACTAGCATTATTAAAACCGTTTGATTATCTAGTACTAAACTTTGACAGAGCTGTTACTAAAAGAAACATTATTGACCAGTTAGTAAATGTAACATCAGAAACATTTTTAACACCAACAGACTTAAAGTTTCCTATCGCAGGAAAGACACAGGTAGCAGGACTTGCAATTTACATTGCTTCATATATTAAGTCAGTGGGCGGAGCAGTTGCTGATGCTCAGAAAAATATTGATTGTATAAATGTTAGATTAACTTCAAGAGTAAGCGGGTTTGTTGATAAGCAGCAACAAAAATATTTACTTGATAGTAAAAATCCAAGCTCGGCAAGTGCAAGTGTGTTTATTCCACCTGAGAACTACGATATTATCTTTAATGTAAGTTCTCCAATAGCTTCGGTTACTTACAGTGGTGTTATATTTGAAAAAACAACACAGGGTTGGGTAGTAAATGGATACGATGATATTAATCCTTACTTTAATACGTTTGAAGCGTATCCACAACAAGCTGATCCTGTAATTTCAGTTGCAGGAACTTCAGAACCTTTTACTGAATGGGATCAAGAAAAAACATTTAACAACGGTGGTATTGTTGAGTACAGAGGAACATTCTATAGAGCAACACAAACATTTACCTCTGGAGAAACGTTTGATAAAAGTAACTTAGTACAGCTACCCGACTTACCAGTTGAGAATGCTGTTGTTGCTCAACAACGTAGAAACTTTAATAGTTTCAAAGTTAAGAAAGTAAGTTACGGAACAGAGTTTAACAGTATACAAAGTGTAGTTGACTTCTTACTAGGATATCAAGCACACTTAAAAAGTCAAGGGTTTGACTTTGCAAACTATGACGGCACTAATCAAGTAGTACAAGATTTTACAACAGCAGCAAAAGAATTTATGTACTGGACAGTCCATAACTGGGCAGTTGGTTCTGTATTATCGATGAGTCCAGGTGCAGCAAGTATGGAAATTAATCTTGCTGTTGGAGTTGCTGATAACTTATTAGATAGTTTCTATGATTATAATGTGTTGAAAGCAGACGGCTCAGCACTTGATCCTAAATTTATAAATGTATCAAGATCTTTTCAAAAAATTCAAGTTAACACAACAAACACAACTGAAGGTATCTACTTACTAAAATTAAATTATGTTCTAAAAGAACATGTTGTTGTATTTGATGATAAAACAGTTTTCAATGATACTATATTTGATAAAGCAACAGGTTATAGACAAGAAAGAATTAAAGCACAAGGATTTAGAACAACAGATTGGGACGGTGATTATACTAGCCCTGGCTTCTTATTTGATAATGTATCATTTGATACTTGGATACCTTATTATGATTATAAATTAGGAGACATTGTATCTTACAGAGCATACAAGTATACCGCAAGATTTAATCATACTAGTGATGAAGAGTTTAATGACGCTAACTGGACACAACTAGACTCAACACCTGAGAAACAACTTATTCCTAACTTTGATTATAGAATTAATCAAATGGAAGATTATTTTGATGTGTCATCAGAAGGATTAGGAAAGAGCCAGAGAGATCTTGCAAGGCATACTGTAGGATACCAAAGCAGAGAATATTTAGAAAATTTATCTGAAGATCCAACAACACAGTTTAAATTGTACCAAGGATTCATCAGAGAGAAAGGTACACCAAATGCAATTACTAAACTGTTTACAAAACTAGGTGATAATACTAGCAATGCCGCTGTTGATCTTAATGAAGAGTGGGGATTCAAGTTAGGACAAGTTGGAGGAGTTGATCAGTCAGAAAGAATTGAAATTAGATTAGATACTGACAAGTTTAAATTAAATCCTCAGCCTGTATTAGTTGAAGCGTCTGCAGAAGATAAAGTTGATAGGTATTATAGAATTGATTCGACTAATTTTGAGTTTGGTCCAAGCCCGTTTACAACAGACATCAACCCAACTAGTTATGATTCTAAGCCTGTATTAACAGCAGGATATGTATCAGTAGGTCAAACAGACTTTACAGTTACAAACAGAGATGAAATATTAAATCTTGCAATTGCTTCAGTACAAGATAATAATCATATATGGGTTACATTTGATGGACCTTCATGGACCGTTCTTAGAGCAAACACAGTATTCGATTTAAAAATTACAAACTTAGAAAGTAATGATGATAACGAAGTGATCTTTACTTTTGAAAAAGCACACTTGTTAAAAGTTGATGATATATTTGGTATCAAAACAATAGCAGGACTAAATCAGTTTTGGAAAGTAAAAGCAGCAACAACTAATACAGTTACAGTACAGCATACAGAAAAGTATGATGCAGATCAAGGATTCGAACCTAGCACAGGCGCTTATCCAATGTTACTAACTGAAGCACGGTTTAGTTCTTACGACACTGTTGACCCAGAGAAGGTAGCACTACTAACTGACGGATCAAAACTATTTGTAGACTCTAATGTAAACTCACACTGGGAAGTTGTTGAAAAGAAAAAACAGTTTACAGGTAATAAAATTGTTGACTTTGGTATTACTGATCCAACAAGTGTTGGTAAGAAAACAGTTTACAGTGATACACTTAAACAGGTTATAGTTGGCATACCTGATGCAGCAAGAGTAGGAATTTATATTCAAGGTGCAACAGGCCTATCGTCTAAGCAATTGCTTGAACCACCGTCATGGTTAACAACAGATGTTACAGGATCATTTGGTCTTGAATTAGCACTTAGCCCAGATAGCCAGTGGTTGATGGTCGGTGCTCCAACAGCAAGTGGAATCCCTAGCAGATATCAAGGTGCATTTGATGTAAATGCAAACTACTTAATTAATGACATTGTTTTATTTGCAGGTAGACTTTATAAAGCAACTGATAATATTAACGGTGACGGCAGCACAATTGATGTGTACAGCAATGAATGGGTTGAAGTACAGAAGATTGATGCAGAAAGCGATGGATCAAACACAGGTGGTTTTGAAACAGGTGTAATATTCATTTACAAGTACCAGTCACAACAGTGGAACTTATACGACATACAAGTAAGTCCTAGAACTTATGACAATGAAAGATTTGGTGAAAAGATTGCAGTTAGCCAAGCAACATCAACAGGCCCTTATTACATGTCAGTATCAGCACCTGGTTCACAAGATGCAAAAGGTCGTGTATATCTTTACACGTATGATACAACAGATGGTTGGCGCTTAGACTATAATAAAAATTATAGAGGCATTTATGCTGCTGATGATTCTACTTTTTATCCTAAGGACTCAATAGTATTTTCAAATGGAGATATGTGGAAAGCATTAGTTGATAATGTTGCAGACGGAAGTTCATTAACAATTTACTCAAACGATTGGGTTAAGATGGACGAAGTAACAACAGGTGCTTCACTTCCAATGTCAATAGCAACTAACGATGATGGTTCAACACTTGATGCAGGAATACTTGATGACGAACAACTTGTTGAGTTAGTTAAAGTAGATGATCGTTTTGGTACTTCTTTAGCAATGAACTATGACGGTACAGTACTTGCAGTAGGCGCACCAAACAGTGACGGACAATACTTTAATAACTTTAAAGGTCAGTGGAGACCTAACTACGAATATATGCAAGGCGATACAGTTAAGTATCAAGGCAGTTATCATCAATTACAAAATTTAGGACCAAGTGCAGTAGGTGCAGATAGTACAATTAGAAGTTATAACGAAGCACCAGATGCTGGCGAGCCTTGGGTAAACGTAGGCGATAGCACAGACGTTGCTTCAGGTAAAGTTTACATATACAAAAAGAATGCAGCTGGTGTTTATAGATTACTACAGCAAATAAATGCAGACTCTCTTCCATACCTAAGTGATCTTGATCCAAGTGAAGCAATAAGCTCAGGTGACAAGTTTGGTTATGCTATTGGATTAGACTATTCAGGTAACACATTAGTTGTTACAAGTCCTTTAGCAGATAAAAACTTCCAGAATCAAGGTAGTGCTTATGTGTTTAAGTTTGATAGTGATTCAACAGAATTTGCTTATAGACTAAAACAAAAATTAACAAGTTACTCAGATTATCCAAATGAAATGTTTGGTCAAGATATTTCAATCTCAAGCGGTACTGAAATAATTGCAATTGGTGCAACTAATTCTCCGTTTACATTACAGACAAGATTTGATGGATCACAAACATCATACGACAGTAACAGAACTACGTTTAGAGATTATGACGGATTTGCTGGAGCAGTTTATGTGTTTGAGAAAAAAGGTAAGTCTGAGAGATACTTCCTATCAGAGAAAATTGACGAAACACTTTCTTTAAACGAGTCTTTTGGTTACAGTTTATATGCTACAAGAAACGCTATTGTAGTTGGATCGCCTAACTATATTTCTCCTGCACCTCACGGAGTTGATATTGCATTTGAAGGAGACAAAACAGGTACAGCTAGATTGTTTGAAAAAACTGAAGGTCAAAATGCACTAAACGTTATTGGCTCACAACCACAAACAGTTGACATTGATAAGTTTAAACGTATTTCACTTTATGATACTGAAGATGATATAAAAATTCTTGACATAGAAATTTTTGATCCTGCTAAAATGAAACTGTTAGCACAAGCAGAAAGAGAACTTACATATAAAGTTCCATACGATCCTGCAATTTATACAACAGGAACAGCAGAAGGTGCTGTTGTTGATGATTCTATTTGTTGGAAAACTAAAAACGTAGGTAAACTATGGTGGGATATTTCAACAGCTAAATGGTTTGACTATGAGCAAGGCGAAGTTTCATATAGAGTAGGTGCATGGGGAGCATTGGCTCCTGGAGCATCAATTGATGTTTATGAATGGGTACAGTCTAAATTACTTCCTTCGGAGTGGGCAGTAGTTGCAGATACTAATGAAGGTTTACCACTAGGCATATCTGGGCAACCATTGTATGCAGATGATAGTGCTTACAGTATAAAAGCAGAATTTAATCCTAATACAGGAGAACAAACAGAAGTTTATTATTACTATTGGGTAAGAAATAAAGTTACTGTTCCTGAAGGTAATACTGATAGATCTATTTCAGCAGCAGATGTGTTTAATTTGATTAGTGATCCTTCTGCACTAGGACAAACATATGCAGCATTTATTGACAAAGACAAATTTTTATTATTCAATTACAAAGCATCAGTAGCAGAAAGCTCTGCTGTACTAAATGTTGAATACTTTACACAAGAAGAAAATCAAAATCAAGTACACAACGAGTATCAACTTCTAACTGAAGGTGTTGCAGATAGTTTACCAACTACATCATTAGAAAATAAATGGATTGATAGTTTAATTGGGTACGATAGACAAGGTAATAGAATACCTGATCCTAACTTGCCAGCTAAACAACGATATGGTATAAGTTACAGACCAAGACAAAGTATGTTTGTTGATAGAAAGTCTATCTTAAGAACTTTAATTACAAATGTTAACGCAATCATGCACAAAGAAGCATTTGCTGATTCATTAAACTTTACAACGTTAAATTCAGTAGACAGTATTCCAAGTTCTTTATTAAACCTTTATGACACAACAGTTGATAGCTATATTGAATTACTTGAAGTAGGTACATCTAGAATTAAACAATGTAACTTACGTGCAAATATTATTGATAATGAAGTCAACTCTATTGATATTTTAGATGCAGGGTTTGGATATAAGATACCTCCAACTATTGAATTTGAAGGTGACGGAACAGGTGCAGAAGCAGTTACTACAATTGACAACCAAGGTAGAGTTAACAGTGTAACAATTACTAATAAAGGTAAACTATACACATACATTTCTACTAAACCAAGACAGTTTAGTGTGCTTGTTAATAACGATTCTACTGCAAATAATTTCTGGAGCATTTATGCTTGGGACGATGTAAGAAAATCATGGTACAGAAGTAGATCACAAGCGTATAACACACCGTTATATTGGTCATATGCTGACTGGTGGGACAATGACTTTGGTCCTACTTCAAGAATAGTAAAAGAAATAGTTAGTGTATACGAAGAACCAACTATAAATGTTGAAATTGGAGACTTGATTAGAATCAAAGAATACGGTTCAGGTGGCTGGGCAGTGTTTAAGAAAACTACTGATGTTAGTACCGAGTCTATGAACAACTACGAGATGATTGGTAGGTACCAAGGAACTATTCAATTCTCATCAGACTTATATGATACAGCAACAAGTGGTGTTGGATATGACAACGTAGACTCATTTGATATTGACTTTTATGATAAAGAAGTTTCAAATGAACTTAGATTTATTTTACAAGCATTGAAAGAAGATGTTTTAACTGGAAATTATGCAGTTGAGTGGAACAACTTATTCTTTACATCAATTAGATATGTGTTTAAAGAACAAACTTATGTAGATTGGGCGTTTAAATCTAGTTTCTTAAATGCAACACACAATGTTGGCACACTAAAACAAAAAACTAATTACAAAAATGACAGTCTTGAAAGTTACTTAGACTATATTAACGAAGTAAAACCTTACAGTACAACAGTAAGAGAATATATTAGTAAGTATGACACTATAGATAATACAAATTCTGCTATTTCAGACTTTGATTTACCTCCTTACTATTCAGAAGCACAAGGAAAAATTGTTCCTGTTGAAAGTACTGACGATATATTAGCAACGTATCCTTATAAATTCTGGAACGATAACAAAGGTTACCAGATTATTGAAATAAGTGTTGCTGGTAAAGGCGCAGATTACACAGAAGCACCTAAAGTATTAATTACTGGTGGAGGCGGAAGCGGTGCTAAAGCAACTGCATATGTTTCAAACGGTAAAGTTACTGGAATCAAATTAACAGAACACGGTTCAGGATACACATCAACACCAACTGTTTCCCTTGTAGGTGGTAATGGTACTTCGCCATCAGTTGCAAGAGCAGTTGCAGTGTTAGGTAATGGTAAAACACGTTCTATAAATGTTAATATGAAGTTCGATAGAATTTCTAAAACAGGAATTTATAGTAACTTTACACAAACTGAGTCGTTTACTGCTACAGGTTCAACAGCAGTGTTTAATTTAACTTATCCACCAACTAGAGATAAGTCAAATATTTCAATTATTAAAGACGGTCAAGTAGTTCTTAATAATGAATACGATATTGCTTTGTTTACATTAGAAACAGATGTGTATAAACAACTTAGAGGTAAGATTACTTTTAAAATTCCACCAGCAAAAGACGAAGTTATTAATATAACGTATGCAAAGAATGATGAAATCTTAGATAGTGTAAGCAGAATTGAAAAATATTACAATCCATCATCAGGAATGGTAGGTAAAGAACTGAATCAGCTAATGACAGGTATTGACTTTGGTGGTGTTCAAGTACAAGGTACCACATTTGATGTTACAGGTGGTTGGGACGCATTACCTTGGTTTACTGATAGTTGGGATAGTGTTGAGTCAGCAGCAGATTATTACTATGTTGCAGACGGAAGCACAATTAATGTAACACTTCCTTATACTCCTGTAGATGGACAAGTTCTTAATATCTACTTAAAACGTGCAGGCACAGTAGTACCTGACGATATTTTAAATTTACAAGTTGAAGAAGGGGTTGAAGAACCGCCAACACATAGAATTGACGATCCTAATTACACTGATAACTGGGATAGCTCAGTTTCAACGAATCCACATGCACAGATGCCAACATTTATTGGTGACGGTAGCACAAACATTGTTGAAGTTGGTGCTTATGTGTCAACGCAGCCCGGTGATATTTTAATTTTCCGTCCTGCAGAGAGTGATGGTGCTGTAACTATTAATGATAACAACTTATTAGATACAAAGTTATCAGGTGGAACATTGTCAGCAATGGAAGGTGCTTATGCAACAGCAACAGGATTAAATGCAGAAGACATTTCAATAGACGGTGGTGAATATACTAGTCCAGATCAAGTTCCTGCAACAGAAGAAAACATTCCTGGACAGGTTTTAGATAGTTTAAGTATTAAAGTATTCCACTCAAACAAAGATGCAGCGGGTGCAACAGTTAAATCTAATGTTAGAATCGGTGACGGATCAACATTAGTATATCCAATAGGACAAAAAATTATTGAAAACAAATCAGTAATTGTTTATATTGACGGAATAAAATCTGCACCAGCAACTTATACTGTTAACATTACAAATAGTACAATTGAATTTGCAAGTGTTCCAGCAGAAAATTCTAAAATTGAAATAGTTTCAATAGGATTAGGCGGTGTGTCAATACTTGATTACCAAGAGTTTATTGCAGACGGTGACACAACATTATTCTTAACTAACGCAAACTACATTGATACTTCAAATATTTTTGTATCAGTCAACGGTGTACAATCTGATACAGGATTTATTGACAGCACAGACTTATTACCTGACACGCCAAACAGAACACTTGTACAGTTTGGTACAAAGCCTGATAGATTAGCAGTGATTAGAATTGTTGCATTTGGCGCAGCAGCAGACGTTGATAGTTCATTGCAATCTTTAATTAGAGTTAACCAACAAGAATTTACATATGATGGTAGCACTAAGAGTTATGACCTAGATACATTTGTTCAGTTATCTAGAGAAAGTGCATTAGCATCAACTATTGTTGAAGTAAACAACAAAAAACTAAAAAGTGTTGACACAGTTTACAATGTTTACGATGGAGTAACTAAAAAATATGTACTAGGTGTTGATCCTATTGCATCAGCAGGTTCTATTGTTCCAAACAACATTAAAGTTTATATTAACAACGAGCTAAAAACATTTATTACAGACTATGTTTATAATGGTACAACTAAAGAGCTTGAGGTTACTGCGGAAAATTTGACGGTCGGAGATGTTATTAAAATTGAAAATAACCTAAATGCAGAGTACTCTGTGGTAGGTAACAACATTGTTATTAATGATTCGACAGCATTAACACTAGGTGATACAATTGATGTAACTTGGTTTAGTGAATATCCTTCAATGGAAATTGTTAGTGATCAGTATACAGGTGGTAAAGCATTTTATCCTATTGCATTTAAACCATTGGGTGTAAGTTATGTATGGGTTTACAGAAACAAAACTAAACTTATACAAGATGTTGATTATCGCTTAGATGTTGAACGAGGTGCTGTATATATTGAAGGTTCTAATAAAGATACAGATAGTTTTGAAATTGTAGCGTTTGGGTCTAATGTATTTGCATTACCAAGTGCATATCAAGTTAGTAAAGATATGTTAAACATCAATCGTTACACTAGATATGCAATTACTGATAATTTAGTATTGGCAAAAGAATTAACTTACTATGATGAAAGTATTACACTTGCAGATGCTTCTACATTGTTTAACCCTGTTGCAGGCAAAAATATACCAGGTATTATTGAAATAGATGGTGAGAAAATTGAGTACATGAACAAGAATGGTAATGTACTAAGCAACTTGAGAAGAGGTACACAGGGTACAGCAATTAAAACACTGAATCCTGTAGGATCATATGTAGTTGATTTGAGTACAGACCAAACAATTCCATATAAAGATACCCAATCAAGAACAGATTTTGTTAGTGATGGTAGCAGTCAACTCATTGGACCACTACCTTTTGTTCCTAAGCTAAGTACTGTTAGTGATTGGTATGAAGGAACAATTCCAGCAATTTATGGAAGATGTGACTCAATTGAAGTATTTGTTGGCGGTAAAAGACTACGCAAAACATATATTGATCAATACAACGAAACTAAAGGTTCAACTAGCCCAGCAGGCGATGAGAAGGTTGAAGCTGAATTTAGTGTTGACGGGTCGTCAGCATATATTAGACTAACAAATGTACCTCCGGCAGGTACACGAATTAGTATTATAAAACAACAAGGACAAGTATGGTACGATAGAGGCCAAAATACTGCTACATCAGGCGTTACGCTGCTTAAAAACAGCACTCCAATTAGTCAGTTCATTGCTGCCAATACATCGAAGTTACCTGAATAAATACACTATGAAACTGGAAGATAAAAATATGTCAAACAAAGAAAACAAAACGCCAAAAGCACCTGGATTGAATGAAACCGGCGGGTTCCATTTTGAAGGGCATATTAAGATTTTTGATCCTGAAACTGGAGAAGTTTATCAGGATAAACGCAATGCAATACACTATGAAAATATGAGTGTTGCAATAGTTAACAGTCTTTCAAATCAAGGGGAAGGTACAGTCTACGAAATGGCGTTTGGTAGCGGTGGTACCACAGTTGACCCTACAGGATTAATTACATATTTGACACCTAACACAGTTGGGTCAAACTCCAGTCTTTACAATCAAACATACACTAAAGTTATTGATCAAAGCTCTATTGCAAACGCTGATCCAGTGCGTAACAAAATGGAAGTTAGACATATTAGTGGAGCAACATACAGTGACATTGTAATTACATGTACACTTGATTATGGTGAGCCAGATGATCAACAAGCATTTGATAATAGTGTTAATATGGACAGTAACTTTGTTTTCGACGAGCTTGGACTTAAATGGTATAATCCTAACGGAACAGGCAAACTTTTAACACACGTGGTTTTCCACCCTGTACAAAAGTCTTTGAACAGACTCTTGCAAGTTGATTATACAATCAGAGTACAGAGTTTAACAGGCTTTACGGAGGTTTAATAAATGCCATATATTGTAAATTTTACAGATAGCGAAAACAAAACTCCGATCACAGTCTTTGATAATACATCAAGCCAAGATACAAGTTTAACATTTCCAGGACGTAACGTTACTGGATACGGACAAATTATTGCTGAAAACTTTTTATCTGTATTAGAAAACTTTGCAAGTGCAAATGCACCTGTAAATCCAGTTGAAGGACAACTTTGGTATGACACACAAAATGGTGTGCTACAGTTGTTTGACAACACAGCATGGAAAGCAGCATCAAACATTCAAAAGAGTGTTACAGAACCTAGTGTTGAAAATTCTAAAGTTGGTGAACTTTGGGTTGATACTACAAACCAACAGTTAAGAATTTACACAGGTACAAGATGGTTACTAGTTGGACCAGCAGAAAGTTCAATTGACGGTTTACGTTATGGACCAGCAGTAGAAAACATTGCTGACTCAGACAACCAAACAAAAAGTATTTTAATTTTATATATTGCAGACCAACCGGTTGCAATTGTTTCCAAAGACACATTTACACCTAAAGTTAATATTAAAGGATTTGCAACAGTCAAAGCAGGACTTAATGTTGCAACGCCAGCAAACGATACTGAGAAAACAGAATTTGCTTCTATATTTTTAGGAGGCGAACTACCTAAACTTATTGGTACTGCTAAAAATGCAGATGCACTTAACGTTGGTGGAGTTGAAGTATCAGCAGGTAAGTTTTTAAGAAGTGATATTGTTAACACAACTGACCAAGGACTTAATGTAAGAAACAACGCAGGTTTAACAATTGGTGTTGACGGAAACTTCCAAGTAACAACATCAGCGACTGCTGCGAAACTTTATAATTCATCAGCAGGTAGTTCAGTAGATTTACAAGTTAACAGAAACGGTATTCCAACTACAGTACTTAGAGTGCTTGATAACAAAGTTGGTATTAATATTGCAGCACCAGATGAAGCACTTGATGTTGATGGTAACATTGGCTTAACTGGCGCACTAAAGATTTCAAGTACATCTGAAACAACTAACTTATCAACAGGTAGTATTGTTTCAGCAGGTGGCGCAGCGTTTTCTAAAAACATTATAATTGGTGGCGCAGCAAATGTTACAGGAACAATTACATCTTCAACTTTAAAACCTCAAGTTAATGATACACATGACTTAGGTGAACTAACAAATCGTTGGAAAACAGTTTATGCTAAATCAATTCAAGCAGATGAAATTGTTGGTACAATTAACGGTAACATTACAGGTAATGCAAATACTGCAACTAACTTAAAAAATGTTACAAGTTTTGCACTAACAGGTGACGTTGTTTCACCCGCAATACAGTTTGACGGACAAGTAGGTAGTGCAACTAAGACATTTGCTACTACATTGACTGCTAACATTGTTAAAGATAGAGATGAACCTGCACCAAACCAATCAGACAAAAACGACTTTGTACTAGTATATAGAGCTTCAGCTGAATCAGGCGGAGCAACAGGACTTCTTAAAGAAACACGTGATACATTTGTAGGTGACTTAGGAATTCCGTTGGGAGGTATTCTTCCATATGCAGGTACAAATCCACCAACAGGATTTTTATTCTGTGATGGTGGTGAAGTTGAAAGATCTAAGTTTCCAGAATTATTTGACATTATAGGAACAACATATAACGGTTCAGCAGCACTTAATGGTGTTGGCACATTTAGATTACCAGATTTACGTGGTAGATTTGCACTAGGTAGGCACAACATGGACAACAATATCAACGTACCAAATGCAGTTGGTGGATTTGTTGATAACGGCGGAGGTGAACCATCGCCAGCAAGAGTTGAAGGTACAGAAGCTCAAACACTTGCAGGTGCAGCAGGCGCAAGTGCGGTAGCGTTAACATTAGGTAACCTACCAGACCACGAACACGATATGACAGCAAATGGAATACAGTATTCGGCTGTTAGAGTTGATAGTGCTATTAACAGTCCAGGTACAACAGGTTTAGGACCTACTGCTCCAGGACAAGCACAGTACTTACAACAATCGGGCGGTATTAAGAAACCAAGTACAGACTTTACGTTAGGGTCATTAGTTGGTATTATGAATCCGTTCTTGACAATTAACTATATTATACGTTCGGGTCCACCAGCGTTTACAACAACGTAGGATGAGATATTAAATGGCATATCAGATTAATAAAACAGATGGTACAATAGTTTCAACAGTAGCCGATGGTCAAATTGATAATATCTCTACTGACATTACACTAATTGGTAAAAACTTTAGCGGATTTGGTGAAGTACTTAATGAAAACTTTATTAAGATACTAGAAAATTTTGCTAACGTGACTGCGCCTACGGCGCCTATTAAAGGACAGATTTGGTTTGACAGTACAGAATCAAAACTTAAAGTATACAGTGGTACAGCATTTGTTCCAGTAAGTTCTGCAACAATTGCTAACTCACAACCAACAACACTTGGTGTTGGTGACCTTTGGTTTAATGATACTGCTAAACAGTTATATTTCTTTGATGGTACTAGCACTATATTGCTAGGTCCTGCGTATTCAGACGCACAAGGAACTAGTGGACTTATTGTTTCAAGCATACTTGATACACTAAACCAAACTCGTGTTATTACATCACTTTACAACAACGGTATCTTGTTAGGTATATTTGCTAAAGATTCATTTACACCTAAAAATGCTATTGAAGGATTTAGTGGAGACATTGGACCAGGATTTAACCAAGGTACATTGTCAGGCATCAAGTTTGATGTAACTTGTACAAACTCAGAAAAACTAGCAAACATTGATTCTACAAACTACGTTAGAAAAGATACTGCTAACTCTTTAACAAACACACTTAGAATTGAAAGTGATCTAGGACTTGTTGTTGGTTCTGCTTCGCAGGCTAACTTGTCAGTTGATAACGGTAACGTTAAATTATCAAACGCTGCTGAAGATAAACTTTTAATCTTAGATGTTAGAAAAGGTATCTCGCAGGAGATTGCAGTTAAGATTAGTCCTGATATAAGACAAATTGATTTATATGAAGGCGCACCAGATAGTATAGTTAAGACTGGTGGTAGCATGGAACTAGCAGGCGACCTTACTATTAGAGGTAACCTTGTTATTAATGACGGTGACCTTGCTACAATTAGACAAACAGAATTAGTTGTTGAGGACAAATACATTGTTCTTGCACAAACAGGCGACAGTGGATCTAACTCAGATGAAATTGCAGATGGCGGTGGACTAGTAATTAAAGGTACTACTGACAAAGCAATTTTATATAGTAAAGACGGCTTAGGCGCAACAGCAGAATATCCTGCACTTGCTTCACAAGCGTTTACAAGTTCAGAACACATTAACCTAGCAACAGGTAAAGAATTTAAGATTAACGGAGTAACAGTACTAAGTGGAACTTCGTTAGGTACAGGTATTACAAGTATTCCAGGTGTTACAGCCTTTGGTGCTCAGAACGTTGTTAACATTGGTCCTGGATTACCTCCAGTAGCACAATTAAGACTTGAGAATCAAAAGATTTCAACGCTTGATAACAATGATGATATTCAATTAGAAGCACACGGTTCAGGTAACATTGCATTAATAGGTAGTCCAAAAATTACAGGACTTGCTGATCCTACAACAGCACAAGATGCTGCAACAAAAGAATACGTTGATGATATTGCACAAACTAGATCATTAGCATTTAGCATGGACTTATCAGATGGTAAACCAAACAGTTATATTGCATCAGAGATTTTAGCCAAGTTGGCTCCACCGGCTGAATACAGATCCGGTACTTTTGCAAGAATTCTTGTTACACTATTAAGTAACTCAACAGTTAACTTTAATTTAGCACCTGAAATTAGTATTTCAACAGACACATTTAATACACCTTCAGGAACAGCACCTGCTGTTACAGCAGTAAACGGAGCCATTGCATCTATACCAGCAGCTGGTATTACAACATCTAGAATTATTAAAGTATTCCAGTTGTTGTCAGGTAACTGGACACACGTTTCAGATGAGGTATTACCATAAGATGAAAATAGGAGCGTATAAATGGCTTATGTAATTAACAAAACTGACGGAACTCAACTTGTAGTATTACAAGACGCAGCAGTTGACTCAACCACTAGTTTATCTTTTGTTGGTAGAAATTATGTTGGCTATGGTGAAATTCAAAACGAAAACTTTTTATTCTTATTAGAAAACTTTGCAAATATTTCTGCACCAGGAACTCCTATTACAGGGCAAGTTTGGTTTGATACAACAAACAGTATATTAAAAGTTTATGATGGAGAGAATTGGGTTGAAGTTGGTTCTGCAAATGTAAGTCCTACTGCTCCAGTAACTCCAGCTCTTGGAACATTTTGGTTAAAGAATGAAACAACTGCAAACGCACCAGCTGATCCTTCACTGCATGTATATGATGGATCTAACTGGATTAAAATTGGACCTGAAACAGCAGACGGCTACTTACCAACTAGAGCAGTAACAACAACGTTACTAGCAACTAATGGATCAACATATCCAGTAATTGAACTTAAAGTAAATGGTGTTACAATAGGTATTGTATCTTCAAATGCATTTACTATTGATCCAAGTAATGAAGTAAGCGGATTTTCAGAATTAATTACAGGTATTAATTTAAATGCAATGGCAAAAGTAATGGGAACATTACAGGGTGTTGCAGATAAAGCAATAAGACTTAATTCACCTATATTAGTTAACGGTGTTGCATTTGACGGTTCAGAAAATCTTACAATTACAGCACAAACACCTAACAGTTTAGTTGCAGGAGAATTTTTAGTAGGAACAGATTTTGATGGTGGTAATCCTACTACATGGTCAGTTGATGCTACACATTTAAATCAAATTGGTAAAATTGTATCAAGAGATACTACAGGTAACTTTGTAGCAAATCAAATTACTTCAGATTTAGTTGGTAATGTTACAGGTAACATTACAGGAGAGACAGGATCATTTACAGGAAGTGTAACAGCAGCAAACTTTATTGGTGCAACACTAAGTGGAACAGCAGCCGCAGCACAAAGATTATCAACACCAGCAAATATTAATGGAGTTGGGTTTGACGGCACAGCAGATATAACAGTTACAGCAGATGCTAACACACTAACAGGTACAAACTTACATAATACTGTTACTAGTTCAGCACTAACAAGTTTAGGAACATTAACATCTTTAGGTGTTGCTGGAAATATTACAGTTGGTTCAAACTTAACTATTGACGGAACAATTAATTCTACAGAAATAAAAGCAGCAAATCAAATTAGTTTAGCAGCAACAGAAGGTGTAGATTATCAACTTGATTTATTTGGACCTACAAGATCTCCTAGCGCAAGAGCAGGACTGCTTCCGAACACAGATGTAGTACTTGACCTTGGTTCAAGTGCGTTAAGATATAAAGATACATATTCAGAAAAATTTTACGGTGACTTAACAGGTGCAGTTACAGGTAATGCAACATCAGCAACAACAGCAACTAACATTGCAGGCGGTGCAGGTGGAACTATACCTTACCAAACTGCTTCTGGTTCAACAGCACATATACCATCGGGTACAGCAGGCAAGTTTTTAAAGTCAACTGGTGCTGGACAACCTGTATGGGATACAATAGCATTTTCAAACCTAACACCAGGCAACTACTTAACTGGTTTAGTTTATGACGGTATTACAAACACAACATTTGATGTTGATGCAACTAACTTGCCTACAGCAAATAAAGTTGTAGCAAGAGATGCTAATGGAGACTTTAGTGCAAATGTTATTCAAGCAGACTTAAATGGTAATGCTGCAACGGCTACAACAGCAAGTACAGCAACATCAGCAGTTAATGCAACACAAGCAGCAAACGCAAACAGTGCAGACAATGCAACGCATAGTATAACTAGAGCAAACGCAGACAGTTCAACGTTTATTGCTACTACTGAGTTTGTACAAAATGTTGTTGCATCAGCAAATACAAGACAACTTGTTATTAGCTCACCTGCACCAAACACAAGTTCACCAGATGCGCAGTATATTGATTTAATTGAAGCATATCTTCCTGCAAGTCAAGCAAGTGGACTAAACTTTGAATTGATAATTAATAACATATATGCAGGTTCAAGTTCTAGTTTTAGTGCTGGTAGATGGATTTTAGCATACAGATGGGCTACTGCTAGTGTTAGTACTTCAACTACACTTTATAATAGTAATACTGGTTACAAGTTGACTTATAGTTCAAACGGTAGTAACTGGAGTTACACTGGTACTTGGTCATATGTATAATGACAGTAAAGTTAGTACCGGACTATTGTAAGAACGTTGACGAGATAGTAGAATTAGTAGAGGCAAACGAAGACAGTTTTTTTATTAGGCAGCCAGGAGAAGAATTTAATTTTGTAACTGCCTATGGTGAAAGTAAGTTAAAAAGTATGTTCCGTTGGAACATGCCAAAAGAATTAAAGGAGTTGATTACAGAATCAATTCCAGAAGAAGATAGAACTTGTGATAGTTTTTGTATTAACAAATATGATCCAGGTGATTATCTTAAAAGGCATAGAGATAGTGCAGGCGGGTATTGGAAGTTTAAACTAATATTTTTAAGAGCTGATGCTCCGCACTTTTGTTGGTACGATGAACAAGGCAAAGGAAATTTAGTAGATGAAGGCCCAGGTATGTTAATTGATATGCCTGTGAACTTAGAACACGAAGTAACAGAAATTAAACAAAATGAAAGACCGAAGATAAGTCTTGCATTAAGTTGGGGAAGAACTAGATGAAAAACATTATTATTTTTAGTGCTGATAGATCAAGAGTGATCTCATCCCAGGACTATAATAGCGAGTTTGCTGAAAGACTTACTGAGCAAGGCGTACCTCATAAAGTTATTGATTTAGATGACGCAAATGAATATTGGTGGGGCGATTATGCTAGTGGAGAAGTAAGATCTCTTAATGATATACCGTTAATTGAAGAAGTAGCAATTGACGAAGTAGTAAACAAGCAGATTCTTGTTAAGTATCCCGTGCATAAGCAGCTTAATATCATTGCAGAATGCTTAGAAAACGCAGGTATTCCGCTTACAGATGACTTTGTTGCTATGCGTAACTACGTTAAGCAGAAGGTTAATAACCATAATAATGCTGTTCAAACGTACAAAGATCAACCAGGTGTATACAGTTTTTACCCTAAACCGTTACCACCAGAAGACGAGTAAAGGTAGATAAATACAACAGTAAACTAGGAAGAAAACACACATGGCATACCAAGTAGATAAATTTAACGGAACATTTTTAACGTCAGTAGAAGACGGAACTATTGATACCACTACGGATATACGTTTCGTTGGTAAAAACTACGCAGGATACGGTGAAGTACAGAATGAAAACTTCTTACATTTACTAGAAAACTTTGCAAATACTACTGCTCCTCCAAAAGCAGTTACAGGTCAACTATGGTTTGACGCATCAAACAAGAAAATTAAGTTCTATGATGGTTCACAATGGAAAACAACCAACGGTGCTGAAGTAGCATCAGTTGCTCCGTCAGGTTTAGGAGTAGGTGAGCTTTGGTGGGACACATCTGCAAAGCAGTTATATGCATGGTCAGGTGGAGAGTTTGTACTTGTAGGACCTGAAGCATCACCAGATCTTGGTGCTAGTGGAGCAATTGCACAAGTTGTTAAAGACACAGGTAATACAAACCATTCAATTTTAAAAATTAATGCAGGTGGTAAAACAGTTGCAGTTATTTCACAAACAGAATTTACATTAAACAGTTCATTGAACCCTATTGATGACTTTACAGTGATCAAGAAAGGTATTACAATGGCTAAAGCAGATGCCAACGGTGTTACATCAGACGATTATGTATACTGGGGAACTTCATCTAACGCATTAAAGTTAGGCGGCATTGATGCTTCAGAATATTTACAAAAAGGAAGTATTACTTTTAACCAAGAAATTAACTTCCAAGATTCAGGATACAAAGTAGGTGACCAAAGCGACTTTAGATTAAGAGTTGAAAACGATGACGAAATTGTTTTTGAAAGTGTTCTTGGTAATCCTATGCAGTTCATTGTTAATGATGGCGGCTCAACTAGAAAAAATATTATGGATATTACCGCAGCAGGTGTTATTCCAGGTATTGATAGTTCGTTTACTTTAGGTACAGCACAATTTGCTTGGTCGTCAGTACATGCTGATGCATTTACAGGACCTTTAACAGGTAATGTAACAGGTAATGTTACAGGTAACACACAAGGTAGTTTACTTGCTAACGATTCAACTGTAATGGTTGACGGTGCAACTAAAAACATTGGTTACGTAGGTGCAAACATTTACGGTACATTGTTTGGATCAGTACAAGGTAACTTGACTGGTACAGCATCAGACGCTAGTGCATTGAATGGTATTACACCATCTGTTTCAGTTCCTGCTTCAGGAAATAGTATTGTTGTTAGAGATTCGTCAGGTGTAATTTTTGCAAATACTTTTAACGGTACAGCAACTTTTGCAGATAGAATTAAAATTGATGACAGTGCAACAGATAGTGATCCTAATTACAAAACTGCTAAAACAACAGCGACAGCAAATACTATTGCTGCTAGAAACTCAAGCGGTGATTTAATTGCTAACTTATTCCAAGGTACAGCAACCGCAGCTAGATATGCTGACTTAGCAGAGAAATATTTAGCAGACGCAGAATATGAGCCTGGTACAGTTGTATCAGTTGGCGGAAACGCAGAAGTTACTGCATGTAGTGAAGGCGATAGAGCGTTAGGTGTTGTTTCAGAACAGCCTGCGTTTATGATGAACTCATGGTTAGAAGGTGGAACATATATTGCACTTAAAGGGCGTGTACCAGTTAAGGTGCTCGGCGCTATTGCTAAAGGAGATAGATTAGTTGCTGCTGCGGAAGGTTATGCTACAAAAGCTGACAGTCATGCAGACGTGTTTGCAATTGCAATAGAAAGCAATTCAAATTCAGGAACAAAAGTTATTGAAGCGGTAGTATTATAATGGTAACAACAGGCGCACAGATCCTATCAACAGACCTCAACAGCCTGCGAAACAAGATTGCTGAAGTCATGGGTACCGGCGTTGGAACGTTTGGATACGGACAAACAGTTAATAGCACAACAGTTATTTCAGGTCAAACAGTATTAAAGTCACACTTTGATGCAATAAGATTTGACATTGTAAATGCTTACTTTCATCAAAACGGTGTAGTACCAGCAGCAACTATTGCTGCTATTGGTGATCCTATTACAGCATCATCAAGTGATCCTTTTAATGGATATAACACTCTTGCTGACGAATGTCGAAATGATAGATTTGATTGTGATGCTGGATTATTAACAACATCTATTAAAGATACAAAAAGTTATACGTCTGCTTGGAGTACAAGTGCAGAATACGTGCTAACTGTAACATTTAGTAATGCTAACGAAGCAAGATATTTTTGGAACTCTGGAAGTAGACTAAGATTTACTACAGGAAGAAGTTTAGGTACAGCATCTCAACAGAACGGTGCATGGACAAGTTTGCTTTCAACTGTAGGAAGGCAATCAATTGGCGGCAGATTACCAGATGGGCTGAATAACATATACATGCTTACTAATACATACCAAGATTTATACAACTTATCTGCCAGTACGCCATACTCAAACAACAATTACAAGATTCAAGCAAAGTGTGATGTGGCAAGTAATTCCGCAGGAACAGCTTCAGTGTTTAACTTTAAAGTTTTACTATCTGATAATTATGTTGATCCAGGTGCACCTGCGCCAGGAGATTCAGTCGACGGCACACTTAGTATTGATGTAGAAGAATTAAAAGCTACAGGAACATTACAACCAAGTGGTGCTGCATTTTCTATTACGAGTCCATCGTATTCTGGAACCAGCATTAGTGCAACATAGACACTTGTTGTAGTAAATACTGCTGTTAAGGATATTATATGACAACCGTACACGCAACAATTAGCAGAAACGACTACAATGCGCTATACACTCGCCTTGAGCAAGTGATGGGACCTGCTGATGGCGGTGATGCCACATATGGATGGGGACAATATATGAACTCTTCAGGTGTTGGTGTTTCGGATAAGGTGTCTGTAGAAGAATATGGTAGATTAATTACAGATATGTATAATGCTTACAGGCATATATATGGTTCAAATCCTCCTACTAATTGGGGAAGTTGGCCTAATAACATTAGTACTTCTCAAAAAATTAAAGCAAATACTGTTACTAATGACGCAACATATAATACACAGCCTTACAGAAGATGGAATGATTTAATTATTGCACTTGAGGCTGCAAAATATACTATACCACCAGCATCAGTAGCATCAGGTACAGCACACAGTAATGCAGTATATACAGGAACATGGTCAACTTCTGCACAAGTAATAGTTACTTTTACTTGGCCAACAGCAGCAGATGCTAGACATTATTTTAATAGTGGTGGACAAATTCAACTTACAAGTAGTTTGAGCAGTATTAGCGGTTCAGATCAAGATGCTTCTTGGAGAAGTTTACTACAGACAGCAAGTACACAGTCGTTTGGAGGACAACAACCAGCAACAGGTGTTAATCCAAATGATAATGGAAACTTTTTTAGATGTACAAACGTTTACAGCACACCTTGGTACACAGCTATTGCAAGTAGTCCTTACAATGCAAACTATTATAGATTATATGCAAGAACACCTGGAGTATTAGATAATTCAAGTGGTACTGCGTATCAACTCGAAATGGCAGCAGTTTACAATGACGATCACGTTGGATTAGGTGGACCATCAACATCAGGTACTCCACAACAAGGACCAGGTACTTATGGTCCTGATTTAGTAGGCCCTGCTTCACTTTATCTTCAAACTGTTACCAGAAAAGCAGTTGGTAACATCAATCTTTATCCTTCAGGATCACAAGGATTTGACATCCAAACTCCTTCCGTAACTGTAGGCGGATTCGTAGTCAGTTAATTTCCTCCCCCGTAGTACAGCGCATAAATATTAAGTGCTACTATAACTTGGAGGACATATGGAAGAACAATTAAAACAAGCCTTGGATTTTAGCAAGTACAGAGAAACTTTTGCTGTACAGCGTAAAACTCTAAAGGAAAAAATTGACGCTAGATTAACTTATGGTGTTAACGGCGGAATTTTCAAAATCAATAGAGAGCTTATTAACTTTGTTCAAATGCTACTTTCAGCAGATAGAACTGAAGGTGTAGTATTACTTGACATTAATGATAATCCTATATTGGTTGAAGATCTTGCAGAATTTAAAGATATCATACTCGATAGATACATCACATCAACATTAGAATATTACGAAGAATACCAGCAGCTCAAAAAGAGCAGATCTGTAGAAAAACTTATTGAAGTGTAGTATGAATAAAGGAATTGTAATATTTGCTCATAACAGCCGAAGTTTAGATTATTCTAAACTAGCATTGGTAGCAGGCGGCCTTGCCAAAAAGCATCTCGGCTATCCAGTTTCATTAATCACAGATAAATCAACTGTTGATTATATGGAAGAAATCGGTACCGCAGATAAAGCAGAAGAAATCTTTGATAGTATTATTTTTGTAGAGCGTCCTCCAACACAGCAATACAGAAACCTTCATGATGGAAATGATTTTGAAGCGGTACCTTTTGATAATTCAAACAGACCAAATGTTTGGGATATTACACCTTATGAAAGAACATTATTGTTAGATTGCGATTATCTAACATTTTCAGATACACTAAACAACTATTGGGATGTTGAACAAGACTTTTTAATATCGCATGAGTATAATGATATTATGGGAACTCGAGCAGGTTACCATGACAAGTATGTTTCGGATACTGGAGTTAAACTACTTTGGGCAACAACAGTTATGTTTACCAAGAATGAACAAACAAAAGTACTTTTTGATTTAGTGCAATACATACAAAAAAATTATAAGTTCTTTGCAGACACATATAGATTTGATAGCAGAATGTATAGAAATGATATTAGTTTTGCAATTGCTAATCATATACTAAATGGTTTTCAAGAAGTAGATACTGAATATAAAATGCCGCCAGTGTTTTCTACAATAGATAGAGATATTTTATTTGATGTAAAAGACAATACATTACAATTTTTATTAACTAATGAGCAGGTAGCTGCTTCATCTACAGGTAGAGATGTACATGTAATGAATAAAAAAAGCATTGAGAGAAACTTCGATAAACTAATGGAGTTGATATGAACTTTGGATATCTAATAGTTGTTGCAACTTCTGAAGAATATAATTATGCACAAATGGCGTATGCACTTGCATTAAGTATTAAGAATACACAAAAAGAAGGTTACGATAAAGTCGCATTAGTAATTGATGACAAAACCCAAATAGAAAATTTTAAATCTACATGGGTGTTTGATGAAGTTATTGAATGGGATAAAAAAGGTTTTTGGGACGGCCGTTCTTACATGGACGAGCTTTCACCGTGGGAACATACTGTATGCTTAGATGCAGACATGTTGTTCTTTAGAGATTATAGTCATTGGATTGATTATTTTATTAAACATTCTGAATTGTATGTTGCTAACAAAGCATACACTTACAGAGGTGAAGAAGTAACTAGCGATTACTATAGAAGAACATTTACTGCAAATGAATTACCTAACTTATATTCATTTTTTACTTTCTTCAAAAAAGATAGTAAACTAGCAAGTGAGTTCTTTGCTTTACAACGTTCTATAATGGACAATCCAAACGAATACAGTAATTTGTTTTTAACAAAACATAGACCTAAAGTAATTGGAACAGATGAAGCATTTTCAATGGCTGCAAAAATATTAGATATTACAGATGATATTGCGTATCCTTTGAGCTTCCCAAGAGTTGTACACATGAAAGGTGCTGTACAAAATTGGCCTTGGGCTGCTGATAAGTTTTCAGATCACGTAGGCTACTACTTAAATGATAAAGGCAAATTAAAAATAGGTAGTTATCAACAAAACGACATTGTACATTATGTTGAAAAAAATAAAATGACTTTAGAAACAGTTAATGTACTGGAGGAAATAGCATGGAAGAAATAGAAGAGTTTATGCCAGACTTCGACGAATGGCTCAAGAATTATAAAGAGCCAGAGCGTAGGTTTGGAGCAGCATTTGACGCAGACACAGGCCAGTTAATATCAGTAGGCCCGTATGCTTCGATAGAAATGGAATACAGTAAAAACATCGCTGAGGTTGAAGAGGATCTTGCTATTAAAATTATTAATGGTGAGATTCATATTAATAATTGTTTCTTTGACACTAGTGAAGGTAAGTTTGAAATCACTGAAGAAAAAACTTTAACAAAGATTGATGATGTACTGCATAGAGTTATTGATAAACGTTACTTAGATGAAGAAGTAAAGCCAGACATTTATCTTACATACAATAAAGGTAGTAGTAAACTTACTGTAGAACTAAGCGAGGAATATGGCGGCACAAAAGTTTTAGATGATCAGTGGCAACCAGCAACACCAAGAAATGTTTTTTGGCAAGGAGATACAACTTTATCTTTTACAATAGCTGATTATAACGATCCGCACTTTCCGCAAAAAACATTTGATGTTACACTTGATGAGCTAACAGGTAATTCTGTAACAGTAGATGATGTAGACATAACAGGAAAGTTTAGTGTGTTTACTCGTAGACTGTTTAAAAACTATGTACTAGAGGAGATTTAAATGAGAGTAGTCGAGTTCGACGTATTCTTTTTATCGTATGATGAACCGTTTGCTGATTTGCATTATGCAGATCTGTGTAATAAATTACCCTGGGCAAAACGTGTACATGGTGTAAAAGGAAGTGACCATGCACATAAAGCATGTGCAGAGCAATCTGAAACTGATTGGTTGCTTACAGTTGATGCAGACAATATAGTATATCCTGAATATTTTAATCTTGACTTAGACATGTCAGAAGAAGAAATTAAAGTTTATAGTTGGTGTGGAAAGAATACTGTTAATGGTTTACGTTACGGTAACGGCGGATTAAAGTTATGGTCTAAAGATCATTTACTTAATATGAAAACGCATGAAAACGCAGATAGCGAAAGAGCTCAAGTTGATTTTTGTTGGGAAACAGGTTACAGAAACTTTCCTATGACATACAGTGATACAAAAGTAAATGCAACTCCATACCATGCATGGAGAGCAGGTTTTCGAGAAGGTGTTAAAATGACACTGTCCGATGGATTAAAACTTCCGCCTATGGAAATTAAAGAAAGAATTTGGTGGCACAATATTCACAGACTTAGAATGTGGTCAACTGTTGGCTCACATGTAGAAAACGGTATTATGTCAATATTAGGTGCAAGGCAAGGAACATATATGACTAACTGTACAGACTGGGATCATATACAAGTTAGAGACTTTGAAATACTTGGCGATATATGGAAAGAAAAAGCAGAACACTTTTCAAAAGACAGCGAAGCATGTATTGCAGAAATTAAACGGTTAGGTAATGAAATCAATATAAACTTAGGTCTTGATTGGGTTTGGTTAGAACCTGATGCAAGTAGGTATACAATGGATTTATATGACGAAGCATTAAACCTAGGCCAAACTTATTATAGTAAAAAATATGTATGATATCTTTTTTGTCAGTGACGGGAACGTTAATGAAATAGCATGGAGTAATTTCAAGGCAAGATTTCCACACGCACAAAAAATAGAAAATTGTGAAAGTTATGAAACACTAAACAAAAAGTCTCTTACAAAAAACTTTTGGGTAGTATGGGACAATTTGTATCTAACACAAGATTTCGATTTAACATATAGAGTTACAGAATGGGACGATCAGTACATTCATGTATTTAAAAATGGTGAACATTTTGATGGTGTATGTTTATTTCCTAAAAACTTAAATGTAGCAAACAAAGAATGGAAATACAGATTTTTTACAGACAAGAAAGAGATTGATATAGTAGCAAGTACACCTAAGCCGTATGATATTGTTAAATTAGATAGTTATGAAGGACTTGTTACAGCACAAGAAATTGCACAATCAGAATTTATATTGTGTATACCTGATGACGTAATTCCAAACGATATACCTCAATACCAAGTTCCTTTTTGGGATAAAGATGTTGTACATGTTTTTAAAAATAACAAAACGTATGATGGTATCTTTATTTGTCATAAAGATAATAAAATTGCTAAACGTGAATTTGATTATAGATTTTTTACAAATAAAAAAGAAATCAATATAGTAGCAAGTGAACCCAAGAAGTGGGAAATATTTCAATTAGCAACTTTTGAAGATTATCAAAACGCACAAGAAAAAGCAACAGGTGATATGTTCTGGGGTGTGTATCCTGATCTAAATATTATTGATAGTTTTAAGTTTGATTATTACATTCCTAAGTATGACAGTTATCATAGAAAACTTACACACTGTTTTCAAAACAATGGCCAGTTCTATGACGGAGTTACATTGTTTTCAAAAGAACGTCCTGTAACAGAACGTGAATTTAAATCAAGATTCTTTACTAACAAAAAAGATGTAAAAGAAAATAGTAGTGAGCAAACACCTTATGATATTGCGTTTATAAGTTATAAAGAAAAAAATGCAGATAAGCATTTTAAAGAATTACAAGATATTATAAGGGTACAAGATCCTAGTATAAAGTTACGTTGGATACGTGATGTAAAAGGTATTCATCAAGCACATATGGAAGCAGCAAGATTATGTGAAACAAATATGTTTTGGGTAGTTGATGGCGATGCTCAATTAATTAAACACTTTAAATTTAATCATATTGTTCCGTTTTGGGATCAAGACACTGTGCATGTATGGAGAAGTAAAAACGCAGTAAATGATTTAGAATATGGTTACGGTGGTGTAAAATTATTACCAAGACAAGCAGTTATGGATATTACAGACTTTACTACAGACATGACAACAAGCCTATCTACAAAGTTCAGAGCAATGAACGAAGTAAGTAACATTAGTGTGTTTGATACTGATGAATACAGTACATGGAAAAGTGCATTCAGAGAATGTGTTAAATTGGCTAGTAGATCTATTAACAGACAGGATAATATGGAAACTGAGAAACGTTTAGATATCTGGTGTAAAGAAGCAAAAGGACCTTTTGCAGAGTACGCACTAACAGGAGCAAAAGCTGGTAGAGAATACGGAGTTGCAAATAGTAACAAGCCAGAAAATCTACGTAAGATAAATGACTTTGATTGGTTAAAGGAAAAGTTTAATGCAGGATAAAGATAGGATAGAAAAATTTATACCTATTATGGACGAGCTAAGTCCTACATTCTGTATGGCCAAATGGCATCATACAACGTTGTATTTAGGTACAGGAGAAACACATAGTTGTTATCACCCTGCACCACACAAAATACCTTTGCATGAAATAGAAGCAGATCCTAGTGCGTTACATAATACACAGCAGAAAAAAGCAGAACGCCAAGAAATGATGGACGGCAAAAAGCCTAGCGGATGTCAATACTGTTGGAATGTTGAATGTATGGGTAAAGACTATATAAGCGATCGTAAAGAACGTAACGCAAGTATATACACGCCTGAAAGATTTAATGCAATTAAACAAGAACCAATGGCGAATGTAAATCCACAGTATGTTGAAGTTTCGTTTGGTAATGAATGTAATTTTAAGTGCGGTTATTGTCACCCTAAACATTCTAGCAGTTACTACAAAGAAATTGAAAAAGAAGGTCCGTACACTATGGTTAAGAATCATAGGAATGATATTGACTGGTTTAAAATACACAAAGATGAAGAAACAAATCCGTATGTTAAAGCATGGTGGAAGTGGTGGCCTGAATTGCGTAAGACACTTACGATTTTACGTATTACAGGAGGCGAACCCTTATTACAGCAAAGCACATGGAGAGTATTTGACGAGCTTGAAAAGAATCCTTGTCCTAACTTAGAATTAAACATTAATACTAACTTAGGTGTTAAGCCTATTCTTATTGAACGGTTCACTGACAAAGTAAACAGTTTAGTTGAAAAAGGCTGTATCAAAGACTTTAAAATCTTTACTAGTATTGATACATGGGGACCACAAGCAGAGTATATTAGAACAGGCTTAGACTTAGAGCTATGGGAAAAGAATCTAGACATGTACATGACTAGAACTAATATGCCTTTAACATTTATGGTTACATTTAATATTTTAACTGTAACTAACTTTAGCACATTATTGCAAAAGTTTTTAGACTGGCGTATAAAGTATAATAGTGATAATCAAACTAAGTGGCAGCGTATTAGATTTGATACTCCGTATTTAAAAGAGCCGCTACAATACGATATGAACATCTTACCTAAAGATAAATTTATGCCGTACATGAAAAAGCATTTACAGTTTATTGTTGATAACATGGACGATCAAGATAGGCATAAATTTAGTGAACTAGAGTATGAAAAGTTTAGACGTGTAGTAGACTATATGGAAAGAACACAGTACGATGTTAACAGATTAACAGAAGGTCGAAAAGATTTTTATCAGTGGTTTACTGAATACGACAAAAGAAGAAATGTTAACTTCACTAATACATTTCCAGACTTAAAGGACTTCTACTATGACTGCGAAAAGGTCTGATACATTTTGCATTTTACCTTGGTTGCACATGTATGTAAATCCAGACGGGTCAGTACTACCTTGTTGTGTTGGTGAATGGGACAAACCCTTAGGTAATGTAAGACAACACACAATCAAAGAAATTTGGAATGATAAACCTTATAAGCAGATGCGTAAAAACATGCTTGAAGGAAAACGTTGTGTAGAATGCCAAGCATGTTATAACATAGAAGATGGCGGCGCAGAAAGTTCAAGAATACATGCTAACAGCAATCCATACTTTGGTGATACCACAGGGCTAATAGCACATACAGAAGATGACGGAACATTGCCAGTAATGCATCTAAAACACTTTGATGTACGCTGGAGTAATATTTGTAACTTTAAATGCCGTAGTTGTAGTAGCACATATTCTAGCACATGGGCGCAAGAAGATAATGCACAAGGTGAAAAGAAACCTATCTTCATTTTAGCAGATGGCAATGACAACGATAAGTTGTATAACCAATTCCTTCCACACTTTAAAGACATTGAAACATTTTACTTTGCTGGTGGCGAACCTTTGCTTACAGATAAGCACTATGATATACTAGAACACCTTATTTCAATAGGTAAAACAAATGTGAAGTTAGAGTATAATAGTAACTGTAGTGTGCTAAAATACAAGTCTAAGAGCGTCTTAGAGCTATGGAAACACTTTGATACTATACACATAGGTGCAAGTTTAGATCATTATGGAAGCAGAGCAGAATATATTAGATCAGGAACAGATTGGAATTTAATTAAAAGTAATATACAAAAGATAAAGCAAGAATGTCCGCACATTAAAATGCAAAGCAATACAGTTGTTAGTGTTTTTAATTTATACACACTAACAGACTTTTTTGATTATGTGTTAAATGAGGGCTTCTTTGATATCGAAGATTATTTCCCACAGATGTATAATATACAATATCCAGAATATTACACAGCATCAGTATTAGATGATGCATTTAAAACAGAAATTATTGAAAAGATACAAAGCAAAAAATATAACAAGCATATTGACGATATGCTAAAAGGTGTTGTAAGTTATATAAACAATTCTAAGTTTAATGAAAAAACAAGACAGCAGTTTAAAAATCGTACACACCACTATGACATAATTAGAAATGAAAACTTTGAGGAAACATTTCCTGAACTGAAAGGATTGATATAATGAATTTTTATTTTGATACCATGGACGAATCAACAGAAAATTTAGCTCATCTTTCTACTACAGATGAAACTGATTGGTATCTAACTTCTAAAGGAACAATTATTAAAAATACATTGCGCAGTATGAAGAAGCCTGTACAAGAATTAGTAAACTGTCAACATTCGCCTGGCATATATTATATTGATGTTAATGGAGATCCTTGTTGGTGGACTGGACTTAGTTCTGTACATAATGGTCCAACAGATATTATATCTGCACTGCCAAAGAATATTGTAAAACTAGTAAAGAAAAAAAGATTAAGACTTGTAATTGGTGCTGATAAAGAGGGAGGACCTTTTATACATAAAGCATTAGGTGATGGGTGGCAGCGTATACACGATGCTGCAATCGAAAGAGGCCTGCCGCCTCTATCTGTTTACATTATGCAAGGAAGTCAACTAGTTGAAAAACACTACGAAGATTGGTTAGAGAAAACAGGTAATCCACGTATGTTTGAAGTTGCATATTCAAATCACTTCTTAAAGATATTTATGAATCAATCTATGCCCTACAAGCCATTAATTAAAGGTGCAATGTATAGAGAAGAAAGCAAAGCATTTAACAGTTTAAATAGGGTGCATAGACCGCATAGAGCTGCACACGTAACAGACTTAGGCATTAGTGGGCTATTAGACAAAGGGATTGTTACATGTAACGAAGTTAAAGAAGGTGAAGATCTAAATGCAGAATACTTGATTGGTAAAGAGAATTATGCAAGACATAAAGAATTTACTCCAAGATTCTTTGATGGAGACTGGAGTGTTACAAATGCTGCTAATAGTTTTAATCCAGACTTGTATGCTAATACGCTTTTAACAGTTGTTACTGAAACTATATTCTTTGACGACAGCGTATTTTTAACAGAAAAATTGTTTAAACCTATTATGCTAGGACATCCTTTTATTACACTTGCATCAAGAGGAACACTTGCTGGTTTACGTTCATTAGGATTTAGAACAGACTTTAAATTGTTTAATAAGCCCTATGACTTAATTGTAGATCCATTAGAACGTTTTAAGACTGTGCAACAAAATTTAAAAGAGTGGATTAGTCTTGATTTTAAAACTAAACAAAGACGTTTGCTATATGCATATCCTGCTGTACAACATAACTTTGAACATGCAAGAACACAAGACTTTTATAAAGATGCAATAACTAATTGTATAAAATCAGCGGAGAAATACTTTGAAACAGTTTAATAACTATAAAAGATGTTTTACATTTGGTTGTAGTTTTACTAGATACAAATGGCCAACTTGGTCTGATATCATTAAACAAGAAATACCAGAAACTATAAACTACGGAAAAGCCGGAGCAGGTAATCTTTATATTTCTAATCAACTAGTAGAAGCAAATTTAAGACATAATTTTAACAAAGATGATTTAGTTATTATTATGTGGAGTTCAGTTACACGTGAAGATAGATATAGGCACAAACATTGGATAACATCAGGAAATATTACAACACAAAATAATATCTCTGCTAAGTTTGTATACGATTGGTTTGATTATAGATTTTATCTAATGAGAGATTTAGGACTTATAGAATTAACAAGACAATACATGAAGAACGGACTTGCTGATTTTCAAATGTGGAACATGGCATCTTTTGAGATTAACGATATGATCTCAAATAATCTAAGTGACGAAATGAAAGATACTAACTATGATGATATAAAACAGTTGTATGCTTCAACACTAGCAGCAATAAAACCAGACATACTTAGTACTGTGTTTAACGGTGTATGGCCACAAACACCAATACGCGGACACAACAGCACTGGACAGACTGCTGATTATCATCCTACTCCTGCTCACTATTTAGAATACATTTCTAAATGCTTACCAAATCATAATATAACAGAAAAGATGAAACGATTTGTTGCACACACAAATCAAAAAGTATTAGAAGCAAAAGATTTTCAAGACCTAGAAAAGTGGTGGATAGAAAATGATAACACTCCAAGGAATTTATAATGGCCTGTTTAAACAACGACAATTTACCATATCTTATAACTTACGATAATAACAATCCTCAGAAAGTTACTATAGCTACCAATCCTGCTGAACTAGGACGTATTAAATTAAAACAAGACTATTATTTTATAATGTTTTCTGGGCCAAACAGTTTTGAACATTTTCCGTTAGATACTGTTTTAGATCATCACACTATTCTTAAATTGCAGTTTAAAAAGATATTCTTGGTACTAGACAACTCGTTAGAATACTTTTACGAAAGTGTAGATGCAATTTATAAACACATAGTTAACAAATATAATATTCCAGCAAGTCAGATTGTGTTTTTATCTGGTGTACCTACTATGTACAAGTATACAGTAAAGTACTGTAAGAAAAACAATGCTGAAGAAATTAAAATTATGTGGTTTACTTTATTTGAAAATACTGGTAAAGACACAGTACAACAACGTAGTAGTTTTCCTACTATGGAAAAGAAACGCAAGTACTCTAAAAAATATCTTAATCTAAATAGACGCTGGCGCTTACATAGGCCGCTAATGGTTACATTACTTCATGATAGAGGTTTATTAGATGAAGGTTATGTTAGCCTTGCACCGTCGGACGATAATTTAAATTGGGAACATGTATGGCCACGACTAGAAGAAAATCACAAAGACCATAAAGAAATTTCTAAAGTTTTAAAACGCTCTGCTGACGTGCAGCAGTTGCCGCCGATGTATCTTGATGAAGAAGACCTTGTTACTAATAGAGCAGAACATCAACGATCAATACACAAGTACTATCAAGAAACATATTTTAGTGTAATCAGTGAAACAACGTATTATGAAAACGTTCCATTTTTAAGTGAGAAGATATTTAAATGTATTGGAATGGGGCATCCTTATATAATGGTAGGCTCTCCAAATACATTGCAATATCTTAAAAAGTTAGGATATAGATCTTATCATCCTTATATAAATGAAGGATACGATAAAATTGAAGATCATGGAGATCGAGCAATAGCAATTGTAGATGAAATTGAAAGATTGTGCAATTTGAAAGGTGCTGAATTTAGAGAATGGCATTCCAAAGTGAGAGAAATTGCACACTATAATTATAGGGTATTAACAGGGAGAAACCACTTAGTAAAGCCTATAAATTAGGTGTCTAAAACGCATTTTAAGCGTCATACAGCGTGGTTAACATGCATAAGCATTACTTGTGTATCAGTGTAAAAAGCCAGGCTTAAACAGCGTTTTAATGCCCAAAAGTAAATAACAGTAACTAATCAAAAGGACAGAATAGATGAAAATTGGATTTATTGGACTTGGTAAATTGGGTATGCCTTGCGCAGAAGAGATTGCCAAAAAAGGACATGCAGTAATTGGATATGATGTAGATAAATCGTTAGATAGTGATTATGTTATAGTAGAAGATACTATTAAAGACGTAGCATCAGAAGCAGATATTGTATTCGTTGCAGTGCCTACTCCACATGATCCAAACTATGACGGCAAAGCACCTACAGCACATTTAGAGCCTAAAGACTTTCAATACGATATTGTTATTGATTGTTTACAAGAAGCAAATAAGTATATGAATAAAAAACAAATGCTTGTTCTTATTAGTACAGTTTTACCTGGCACAGTAAGGCGTGAGTTTGTACCTTTAATAACTAACACACGTTTTGTTTATAATCCTTATTTGATTGCTATGGGTACAGTTGCTTGGGATATGGTCAATCCTGAAATGGTTATGATTGGTACAGAAGATGGTACTGAAACCGGCGATGCTAAAGAGCTTAGAGATTTTTATGATACATGCATGGAGAACGATCCAAGATATGTAATTGGTACTTGGGACGAATGCGAATGTATCAAAGTATTCTATAATACATTTATTAGCACAAAGATTGGACTTGTAAATATGATACAAGACGTTGCTGAAAAGCAAGGTAATATAAACGTTGATGTAGTTACTACAGCACTTGCAGAAAGTACACAACGTATCATGGGACCAAGTTACATGAAAGCAGGAATGGGAGATGGTGGCAGTTGTCACCCAAGAGATAATATTGCACTTAGGTACATGGCAAAGAAACTAGATCTTGGTTATGATATTTTTGATGCAGTAATGAATGCTAGAGAAGTTCAAGCGCAAAATGTTGCACAAAAACTTTGTGATATTGCAAAAGAAAAAGAACTTCCTATTCTTATTAATGGTATTGCTTACAAACCAGGTGTGCCTTATATAGATGGAAGTTATGCTTTACTAGTTGCACAGTATTGTACAGAGTACGGCTTTAATCCTATGCAAGTTGATCCGTTAGTATATGGTTCTGATCCAGGACCTTTTAGAGCATGTGTTCTTTTATCTCATCCAGAGCTTTATGTAGAACTATCAGACGACTCCGTTGTAGTTGATCCTTGGCGTTCTTACACTTCAGATAAACACGAAGTTATTCATTACGGAAATACAAGATAAAAAAAGAGAGTTAGTATTTCTACTAACTCCCTAAGTGTGAGAAACTACAATATCTGATCTGTTCGATCTTTTATTTCTTTCTTTAGAAGATCAACATTGATTTTAAAGTCTACTTTCTTAATAGTATCTTTATATTCATTCATAGTCTGTAACATTTTTTTTGCTACACTATCTGGATCATCTGCCTGAAGATGTTCCTTAACATCAATCTCCCAAACTCTACCGTCACTAAATTCTAAAATCATTGCATCTAAATATGCAACAGGCATAGTATTCATGTAGAGGTCGTCAAAAACCTCCGGCCATTCTTTAACCAGATGTTTTGGTGGTTTAAAATAATGCTTACTAGGCACTCTCTGACACTTTTGCTTTAGTAGACTTCTTCGTAGGAACAAGTTCTTCAGCTTGGCGTCTTAGTTGTGCTGCTTCTTTACTTAATCTATCTGCTTGTGAGCGATAAGACTTAGCAAGATCATCGTCACTTAACACACCGTTGTCTTGTGGTGCAACTGCTTCAGTAACAGGCTGTGCTGGTGCTTCTGCACCTGGATTCGCAGCAGTTTCTTCTGGTGCGCCACTTACAAACTTGTGTAGCTCGTCAATGCTAACACCCTTCTGTTCAGCAATTAAAGCGTTAAGTTCACTTAATTGAATTACTGATGAAGATGTAGGTGTCATAGTTACGTTTGATGTGTCAACTTTAATAAGTCTATTATCAGCCTGCATTGATTGTAACATTGGTCTTCCGTCTGGAAAAGAATTTCTAAACATAAACTCACCAAGTTCATATGCTTCTTGAGCTTGATCTGTTTCGATTAGTTTCATTAAACTGTCATGATAGATATCAGGTAATGTTGCAGTTTGTAGTACCAATGCCTGATTTGATTCACCTGGAATAGTTCTGAATACTACAACTACAGCATCGCCAGTGTTGGTCATTTTACCAACGTGCTTCATTTCTTTAGCCATTGTTAATTCCCCCTTCAGGTGCTCCTGGTGCAGCAGCCTGTTGTTGTTTAACAACATGATCTAAAAATGCTGTTAGTTTGTTAAATGCTTTACCAACTGCTTCTAATTCAGTTGCTTTAAATGCACCTCTTTGTGTAGCAACTTCAATAATGCTTTTTACTGCATTAAGGTCGCTAATGTTAAGATCTGGTGCTGCTGGTTCCCCAGCTTCTTGTGCAGGTGCGTTTTGATCTACACCTGGTGTAGGAACAGGACCACTTGTTGGTGCTGCTTCTGTTGCCGTTTCCGGCGTTTTATTTTCTTCAGCCATTCTAGTTTCTCCTTAAGTATGGACAAGCTAACATAAAGTATGTTAGTTCTTTCTCTTCTTCAAACCCTACAAATGTAACAGATTTGAATTTATTTTCTTTAGCAGCCGGATATGTATTAATACAATACCTACCACTAGTATTAGTCTTAACCCACTCAGATAATCTACGATCAACACGATCTGAATCCGATACCTGCATCTTTGCAAAATGCGGAGGCATAGTTTTAAGTTCTCTTGAACGCAGTACTTCTAATGGATTAAGTTCTATCATCACTAATATTTATTATATGCTATGTTAATGAATGTTATTCTTGGTCCGCGGTTTCTTCAGATAATCGTTTGGACAATGCTTTATTATAGCCCATTTTACTGATATCCCCACTAAACAAATACAATTCAAAAGCAGACCTTTCTTTAAGTACAGTTATTGATTTCTTAGTTATATAATACGGTGATTCGATAAAATTGTCAAGCCATAAAAGCACTTTAGGTGTTATTTTAAATTGTTTTGGAAAATCTACTTTATAGGTTTTAATCTTTGCTATCTGTTCTATGTGGACTATTGCTTCTTCCGTTAGACGTAGCCCGCCAACATCACGAATGTTATACCACCATAATGTTCTCTTATTCTTTATGTCGGGAGTGTCAAAAGGCTGATCAGCGGCTTTCAGAAATACTTTTGTATAGTTGTCCTTTTGATCCATGTGTCATTACTCTTCTTTCGCTCCAGAAGTTAGTGTGTATACCGCAAAGTCCTTTACTTGGAAAAGTGTGTTTAGTTTTTTTGCTAGGTTCCTAGCATGGCCAGGATTAGAAAACGATACTTTTTTATACTTCGGTCCAGGATAGCTCGATACCATACTTCCGCTTTTTAAGTTAAACGGCTTTCCTTTATAGAAGACCGCCCAAATTGCTTCGCTCTCTAATATTTGTTCTGTCTTATATGATTCTCGATTCACATGTTCGAGAAGCACTGTTGGTTTTGGTCTACTCATTATACGTAATCCTTTTAATTAACTACGTATATATTTATCCTTTTTTAGAACTGTCCGCCTTCAAATTTCACTTCAACTTGTTCGCTATTCTGCTTGATCTGCTTTAATTGCTCATCTATAGACGCTACAACAGTACCTAATTTAGATGTAAACATAGATAGCTCAATTGCTAGTGATCGTGCTTCTTGTATGCTTATTCTAACGTCTGATTGCTGTGATTTCTCTGCAACTGCAATTCGTTGTAGTATTTTTTCAATGGTAGGAAGTGACTGCGGAAGGCTATTTGTTGACATTAGATAGTACCTGTTTCATCTCTAAATCAGTCTTAAATGGCCCTTTATACGCATACCGTTGTAGTGTAATGAGCTTCGGACAGAACGATTTAACCCATCCTTTATCGAATTTAATAACATAATACCCTGAACAATACAAGCTCTTTGAGTCTTTGCTCTTTGTAAATAAAGGTAAACGCTTCTGTATATCGTACATAGAGTTGTGTGGTTTAGTACTACACTTAAAGCCATGTACTTCTTTAGGATCAGAATCATCTGCTTCTTTTACAATTTTAGCAACAAAAAAGTCTTTTCCATAGTCACTTAAGATACTTTTCTTATTATGATAAAACTTAACACCGTTTTCATTACTAAAGACAAACTTATCTTCGTTCTTTCTTAGCGTACCAATTTTTTGGCCTTGTTCTTCAACAATCCAAAATTTATCTTCTAAAACAGGTTTTGCTTTAAATTCTGTTGTCATACTGTGTACCTCGCATTTAATGGTTCAGCGTATGCTTGTGCTTGATCTGATATTTTCTTTAAGTCGTATAAATTACAGAATTTCATAAGTCTTACACCAACCTGGCTAATATTTTTATCTGCATCAATTGACTCTTGAATAGTACCTGTAATTTTATCTTTTACATCTTCAGGCTGTGCAGTAAGATCAATTAATGTAACGTTACGTTGATAGTCATCTAGTACACGATGTTCTTCACCGTTATGATCTACCCAACGTTGTAGCATCAAGTTATTCCAGTTATAGCCTTTAAGGTCTTTATCCTCAAATGCTTCTAGTAAACCAACTTTATTTCTTGTGCCTTTTTTACGTACACCTGGATAAGCACTAAACACATTGTCACTAGTGTCACCACGCATACATTTCTCAAACAACAACCATTGCGGATCTGGAACAGTCTTAGGCTCCTTAGTCTTTTTATCAATAACATGATTGCCCTTCTTATCAAAGTAACCTTCATGTGTAGTTGTTACTTCTTGTACACCATTGTATAGTTTTACATTAGGTGCAATTAGTTGCTGAAAGTCTGTGTCTGTAGAAACAACAACATGATCTACATCTGGGTGTTGTTGTATCCAACCAGCAATTAAGTCATCTGCTTCTAATTCTTTATGTTGTAATACAGTACAGTTAGTTTTTTCACTTACAAAGTCTTTAAATGTATCAAATGCTTCCCAAAAGATAGTATCTTCTTCTTGCTGTTTTTCTGTAAGTGCATCACGAGCAACTTGCCTGTTACGCTTGTAAGGCTCATAATGGTCCTTACGCCAACTACGACCTTCTAAGCAGAATACAACATGTGTGCCATCAAAGTCTTGCCATGCCTTCTTAATGCTGTTAAGTGTAATATGGAAAGCCATACCTAACTTAATATCAGCATCACCGTTAATTACATGTCTTGCACGGAAGAATGTATTTGCTGTATCTACTAGAATGTGTGTCATTATTTGTTATCTCTTTTTACTGTTTCAATATCTATATTGCCTGTTGCCATGCCTTCTAATGGACCGCCGTAGTCACCATCAACAACAACATTAGCGCAAAGCTCACGGAACCAACGATCAATAATTTCTTCTTCTTTATCATTCTCAACTCCGTATCCTTCTTTAACTAATTGTAACACGAAATGCCTATTCCAGTCAAGCTCAAAAAAGCCATTTCGGACATTTTCTTTGTTAACGTGTGTTTGTATAACACCTACCCACGGTTCTTTCTTCTTAGTCGCAAGTTCTTTTGGACTAAGTTGTTTATTCTTTTCTTGTTCTTTGGCTTCGTTAACTTCTTTAATTTTATCTAAGCCAAGCATTTTTGTTAAAAATGACATATATTCTCCTAGGTTCCTATTGCATTACCAAACAAGTATACGTGTACCCTTGCGGCTACATTATATCCTCTTTGAAATGCTTTTTGTGCAACTGCACCTGCACCTGCTGTTTGTTCTTCTTCTCTTGCACCTGTTGGCATAATCCATACTGGCCAATCAACACCAACACTTCTAAATTTTTCAACTGCTTCTTCCATTTCATCCCACTCACGCTGTTTCGGACCTACAACAAATTTAAGTTGTCCTTTTGTAGATGCCTGTAAATATTCAGCAACAAGTTCGGGCTTGATAGCCTTTTCAGGTTTCTCACCTGATACAGTAAATAGTTTAGGACTACAACTGAAAAATATTTCTGTGTCAATACTCTTAGCCCATTCTAAAAATGGTTCTCTAAGTTTTTGTGTACCGTTAGTTTCAAATGTCATGCTACCAGGCAAATTGCCTTGTCTTTTTAATTCGTTATATATACCTACCACTGCTTGTTGTCCTGTAACCATCAAAGGTTCGCCACCTGTAAAACACAAGTGTTGATGTTGTTTACTTACAGGATGTAAAAACTTACCTTCTGGATTGCTATCATTCTTTATGCAGTCGACAATCTTATTTGCCATAGCAGTAGGAGTTTCTTGACCCATTAGTTTCTTAAACTTCTTAGCCCAAGTGTAACTACTATCACACCCTTTTTCCCATACAGGCAAGTCCTCAACACGTTTTACACTATCAACATCAAAGTCCTCAAACGGCAATTCATATGTATCTGGATTAGTTGGATCTAATTGTCCAAACCCATTACATTGTAAATTGCACAAGAAGAATCTAATCCAAGCAGTCGGAACTCCTGTGTAATGTCCTTCTCCTTGAATACTATAAAATATTTCAGAATAGTAAAACTTTTTTTCTATTGTTTTACTAAAGTCGTGTTGTTCGAGTGTCTGTATTTTATCGTTCATAGTACTATTATACCTTCTTTCCACCAGGTTTGTCAACCTTTTTAATAGTGTAAGATTGGCCAGGCATATGCTCCTCCCAAACGAGGTCATCTCCAATATCCCAACCCATTTGGTTAAGAAGATCCGTTGGTAGAGGTAAGATTAACTCTTTTGTGTCCGGATCTTCTTCAAGTTTAATTTGCCAACCCATGTTAGCTAAAATGCTTGTCTAGCATTTCAAGTCTATCAGTTGCAGCAGCCATTTTATCCAATTCTTTTTGGATAGTTTCAACAATATCAGAATGTTCTCCAATACCGACTACCTGCTGCATATAGACTTCAATATTTGCTTTGTGCACCGCAATGTCTGCTTCTGCATGTTTACGAGCTGCACTAATTAAAGTTTCTCTCAATGTCATAACCTTTCCTTAATATTTTTGCTTTGATGGGATGACGCCTCTGACGCCTCCTTTCGGATCTTCCATGTCCCCATTACGACGGAATATTAAATGTACATGTGGATACATGACTGTTTGTCCTGCACTTTCACCTACATTTAAACCTATATTGTAACCTGTGATATTAGTCTTTTCACTTGCAACATTATCATAACCCATAGTAATAGCAAAGTTAAAACATTTCATAATGTTTTCTTGTGTTGCTTCTTTGGGTACAACTAATAAATGTCCTTCGGTTACAGGATACTTGTCACGAAAAACAGTAAAGTCACGTGTGTCTATTTCAACTTCTGTCCACGGTGCTCTTTGTTCTTCTCTTGCTATTTGTAAAGTATCAGCCTTCATTAAAAGCCTCTTCGAATTGCGTTGTTAAATTGCCTTGGACCTGGAGTAGTAAATTCAAAACCAAATGCATTTCCTACAAATACTCTACCGTTCCACTTCATGTGTATCTTATTGCCTGCCATAAAGATTTTTAAATAATCTTTAGGTTCAATACGATCAACTTCTGCTTCAGCAACTTTGCCATTGTCGGTACATGTAACTGTACATTTATTATCATAGGTCGTCATATTTACTCCTGATCTTTTTTAGTGTTATCGTTCTTTTCCATATTTTCCATGAGCTTCTCACCAACTATTCTATCCTTAGTGATTCCTAGCCATGTCTTAATAAACTTAACCATGTTCAATATACCTCTTCAATTCTTTATCTTCTACATCTGATGGTATATCATTTTTATAAAATATTCTGTAACTATCATTACCGTATTTTCCTATACCATATAATTCAGTTGCATCTTCTCCGTTCCAGTTTTCAATCTGGACACTCATCTTATATATTCTTTTTGCTCTTACACGTTGCATACCTAACGGCTCTAATAATTCTTCTAGCATAGGAATAGTACAACTACGCAATAAACTATGTGCAGTAGGATACTTGTTAAACAATTTTGTAAGAACAGGCTTTGTTTGTCGCCTGTTTACTTGATTTAAACAAATAACACCAACCATATGTTGCCATACGTTTGATACTTGTTGTTGTACCATTAAATCTTCACGCATAGTCAGCAACATTTTCCCAAGGATAAACTAACCAAACATCTTCCTCGGCTTTATTAACTTCATGACATGTATAATCTACCTTATCAAAATCACTTGCTAGGTTTTCAGTAAGTGATGCAAAGCGAACATTTTCTTGCCAAATGTCTTGCCATGCTTCGCTATCAGGTAAACAACCTGCTTTCCAATCTTCCATAATCCAATTAAACGTAGCACCAGTGTCATTGATGTCATCTATAATAAGAATATTTTTACGTGCTTTAGGATAACTTTTGCCGTCACCATAACCAAATGCATCTTCTGCCATCCAACAGTTGCTTTCGCTATCACGACTATCATCACGTAAACTTACTTTCAATGCTTCGCAACGTATGCCAGTCATGTTACTAATAATAGTAGCAGGAACATTCCCACCTCTTGTTATTCCTACAATATAATCAGGCTTCCAGTTACTTTTGTACATCTGATTGACTATGCTTACACACATTTTTTCAACATCTTGCCAACTATAATAGTGCTTCTTAATCATTATTTTAAGTATTCCTCGTTATGTATCCACTTACCATTCTTAACAAAACCCCATTGCTGTGCTTTCTTACCCATATAAAAAATGCTCCAACAAGGAATTTCATTCCCATCTTTATCTTTTGCAAGTTCTAACCAATGTAAATCTTTTGCTGTTCTAAAACGTATACTACCAGGACCACGCCAAAACTTACCTTCTGGTGTATGTTCCCAATAGCCGCCTTTTAGAATTAATGCTCCCCAACTCCATGGGTGATCATGTAGTGTAGGTTCATCACTTACTAGTACTTTGTGTAGTGTAATATTAAAAGGAAAGTCTTTTCTGTCTTTTAAAAACAAATAGTATCTAACCAAATAAGGAATACTACCAGTCCTATCATAGATAGTACGCTTTCTTCCAACCCATTCTAAAAACCTTGTTAACATTTGTGAATATAACCTCTCTTCACATTTTTAAAAGTTTCTGTTACTCTTTTGTTATACTCATCTTCGTCAACTGCAATACTGTTAAGTTTAGTTTCCCAAATCCTACGAGTATCTTCAGGCAACATTTTATTAGCAAGTACCTTTTTAATATTGCTAATTCTATGCAGTTGTTTTGTTTCCGAATATGGTCCCATAAGTATACCTTTCATGTGATGTATCTTTTCGACTATTCATTAGTCTTTGCACTGTCATGCCATGCTTTTCAGTCATGTCAATTAATCTAATACCTTTTAGATTATACATAAGTGCTTCTGCTGGAGTAAGCGCCATGCAGTCCTCAGGCTTCTTTGGCTCTGATACACTGTAAACTCTTTTCTTATGAATGTTCATACTATCTCCTCTATAATGCCTAGCACTTCTGCTAAGGCAAAGATTGCTCCGGCTGCTATAAAAAGCAAACCAAATTGTTCTAACATATAGCCTCCGTAAATTAAACACCCACAGCCGACTATTCTAAATATACTCTTTACTAAACTTACAGCAAAATGATTATCACCTGGATCTCTATTTGCTGGAACTATTATTTTTTCTGGTATTGGCATACTACTCCTTAACAAGCAAACTGTTGTTGCAGTTTAACATTATCCATAAACTCTTTCTTAGTTGCAGGATCATTTTTAAATGCACCACGTAATACAGTTGTTTGTGTTAAACTGCTATGAGCTCTAATACCTCTGTTTTCGCAACAACCATGTGTTGCTTGTACATAGACACCTACATTTTCACTGCCTGTTTCTTTTTGTATTGCGTTTGCAATCATAACATTTAGTTCTTCTTGTAGTGTTCCACGCATAGCACACCATTGTGCAATCCTTGTGTATTTGCTAAGACCAAGTAACTTAGGACCAGCAATAATACCAATGTATGCTACACCTTTAACAGTCTGATGATGATGTGAACACAAACTTGTAAGTTCACTACGTACAACTAGCATACCTTCATAACCATCTTCGATGTAGTTAGGAAAACTACTTGGGTTAGGCATTGGATTATAACGTCCACTCATAATTTCATTGATGTACATCTTTGCCATACGCCTTGCAGTATCTTGACTGTTAGGATCTGTTTTTGTATCAATCAACAAGTGCTGTAACACATTTTCAAAAGCAGGAACTGCTTCTTCGATAAGTTGTTGTTTATCGCCTTCTTGAAGCACTTCACTGATATTGTCATTCGCCCAATATCTAAGACCTGCTTCTTCTAAGCGTTTTTTAATTTCTTTTACTTTTTCCATTTATTTCTCCGATGTTTAGGCAGTGGATTGCCTTTTTAATAATATTATTTTAGCACCTTTAGTAGATCATTGCAACTGAAATATTTTTCATTCAGTGTTTCTACTTGTTTATTTAGGCTAGGAAGAAAACTTTTGTAATTTTCCATATAGTCAATTACACGTTCTTTCACAGCCTCTCTATTGGAAATATAGGTTTTCCAATCTATTGTCCAATTACTAGGATATTTGAAAGGCAGCAAACCCATTTCAGTATAACTTAATCTGTCTGGTACCATAGGCAATGCTCCAACAAGAGCACCTTCATACCAACTAATACCTAGTGTTTCTTGCAAGTTAGCACTAAACACAAGTTTTGCTTCTCCTAGTAAGTTGTGATATTCGTTCTTTGATAGTTCACGTTCTTGACAAACTACCCATTCATATTGTGGAAGTTGATCAGCAAGATCACGGAATATTTCAACTTGCTTTTCAGGAGCAATCCTATGAGGGAATAAAATTAAGTCACGCTTTGGCATTCCTTTGTACATAGTTAATGTACTATCCATATAATGAAATGGCCAACCAGTTTGTACAACTTTAGATCTATCTAGTTCTGGAAATGATTGAAAGAACATATCTATATGAAACTCTGTTGCAAAATAATTATGATCATAACATTCAAACATACTACGTTCTGCATTTCTAACCCAAGGCTTATCACCTATTAGTCTGCCTAAAAAATCTTGTGGATCATAACTACCAGCATGCCACATACCACCAATGCGAATGTTAATACCCAATAGTTCTGCCATGTAGCGTAATTGTACCACTGTAGGATTCCAGGCATCAGTGTACAGAAAATAATCGCCGTCCTTAACTTCTCCATTACAAAACGCCTCTGCAATTTGCTCTAGTTGTTTACTTTTATAAACATTAGTTCCGCCAAAGTTAAGAAACGCCCCAGGTGTTGTAGCCTGAGGCGTATCTCCTCCGTTAACTACATGAACGTCATGACCGTTGGCTTTTAGCAGTTTAGGAAATTCAGTTTTCCACTGCTTAGTGTAACGTGTTTCGACTGCTTCTAAGTCAACAAGCCATATTTTCATCTAGTTTCTCCGTTTGTTAAATTTGTTTCGAAACGCCCTCTTATGATTGTTGCGATTCTCGAAAGCCCTCCATGCGCGACTCTCTTTTTTATAGAGATCTTTTTCATTAAACTTAAAGCCGTTGTAACGACAAAAGTCTCTATACAAGTCAAGATCATTGAAGATCTTAACCACCTCAGGGCGGTCTTGCCAGTAACCCATTTTAGGTCTCCTTTAATAACTAGCATACTCAATGTGGGCACCGTTCTCTCCATCTTCGGAGACATCGATGTGGACTTCACGTCCGGGATATTTGTTTGTAATTTGATGCCACAAATCATCTGACATCATTTCACAGGACTTATAGTCAAGTTCTAATGTTTTTTCTGCGTATAACTTCTCCATCCAACGTTTAAACTGAATAAACTCAATATCTCTGTCATTGTGTGTTACAGCGATACCTACTTTAAAATGGAATATGTGTCTGTGTGGATAACCCAAAAAACTTACATCATATTCATCACCTGTTGCAAGACTAGGATCATCTAGTGCCGCAGGATACTTGTGGATACCTTCTTTTGTAAAGGTTACCCAAATCATTCGCTTTGCGTTTTGCAATGCATTTTCTTTGCCTTGTTTCATATCTTCTTCTCTCATTCTACGCCCCATGTAGTCGTAATAACGTTCTTGTTTCATTATAGCACCCTTTAATTCTAGTGTCAATCATTATCTACGATATCATCATTTTCATATTCACGCCAAGGTGTAAATTTTGAACGGTCCATTAGTTCGTGTATACTGTGTGTCCAAACACCTGGATTTGTTGCTTTAAAATCTTTGTCATCAATTTTAATTGTAGCATTGTACCCAAACTGTTCAATATAAGGAATAGGTACACGCAGTTGCGGAATAAAGTTGTCAAATTCAATTAAAGAACTTTCAAGCATATCTTCCGCATTTGCAATTGGAATGTCCAAAGTGCAACAAATGTCATCATCTAGGAATGGTTCGATCATAGCCTCCCACTCACCGTAGTCTGAATCTTGACTTGGTTGAAAACTGTGGTTTGCACCAAAGAAGATATGTTCGCAATCGTTCTTTGAATACTGGCTGGCAATTTCATCAACGCTTTGAAGTCCTGTTACGAACAATGTTTTCCTACCATATGCAGGAGTATGTTCTACTTCAACACCAACAAAATATGTTGCGTCACTGCTTGTGCCTTGTTTGTATGACCTTTTCATAATTACTTCCTATTGACTTTCGTTACCAAAGTAGTGCGTAAATGCACCTTTGACGTTATTAAAGATACCAACAATTTGTTCTTTATTATCTGCAAGTTGGTCTTTACCCTGTTGCCAACTATCTTTTTGATATGCTACAGTATCGTTATATTCTTGAATAACAAACTGTGATACCTTGTTGTTTACCGCAAAGTCTTTTGCGCCTTCAACATTCTTGATAATTGGATTATCATTTGCCTGTGCTATTGTTGCAAACATAATTGCTGCAACTATTGTTACTAGTTTCTTCATTTATGCCTCCGTTAGTTCACTTTCTAGTTTATCTAGTTCAGTGTCTTCTCTGTCGTCAGTCCATGGAGTTTCTTCTTTACCTTCATCATCAACTTCAACGAACAACGAATTCGAAATGTTTGTAACACCTCCACGTAGTCTTGCACCTTCTAAGTTTTTAAGGAAACTGTCTGCTTCTTTAATCATTGCAAACGCTGCCTCTTTAGTAGGTTGTTCGAACAGTTCTTCAATAAAACGATCGAAGTACAAAATGTTACGTGGTACCCATTCCGAATATTCATCACTCTTATCTGCGTCTTTAACTTTACGCCATAGTCTCCAATCTGGTCTTACTTTCTTAATTTCAATGTCAGTAAGTTGATTAGCACGTTGTACTGCTACAATGTGACAGTAAACATTATGTGCCATCATTAATGCATAACCAAAACTATCCCAACTAGTTTTACCTTCTTTACCAATCTTGTTCAACATGCCAGGAGCATAATGACAAATGTCAGCAATAGATAAACGTCTACCAATTTCACTTTCGAATGGAAATGGAATATCATGTTGATTAGCAAGTGCTTTATTATCTGGAGCCTTGTCCATAATCACTGACCAACGCTTTGCTGTGTGTTGTGCATTTGTATACACAAGACCGTGTGCAGTTGCAATAAACGGACTAGCACAGTCAAAACTTACTGTAAAGTTTTCGTTGATGTGTTTACGTACTTGTCTTTGAATACTAGTTAAGTAACATGACCAATCAAGTTGTGCAGTACCTAAGAAGTGCATCCAGTCCTTGCCTTCTAACATACCATCAAATTTCAAAGTCATTAACCTACGTAATGTAATAGGCATCTTGCACATATTAGCACCGCCCATTGCCCAACCTTCACATGCTTTATCGCCCCAAACGTTTGGATCGGAGAACTCTTTAACACCTTCGTACCACTTCTCAGCAGTATCCCAGTCTGATCCTTGTAAAACGTTTAAGAACTTTGTAGCACCAAGTCTACGTTCTAACCAATACTTGTTATTGTAACGTGTCTTGTCTAAGCAATCTTCAAAACTTTTAAGTCCTGTTTTAGGAGCATGAATATGATCACAAGCCCAAGTCGGAACATCAAGTAGCATTGACCAATCTGCTGTAAGCTCTAGCCAATTAAGAATATCATCACGTGTTTTGTTTGCGGCAGCACCTTCAAAGTTTAACCAATCAAATTTAAGAACACCTTTACCAACCTGATAACCACCCGAGTCACCTAGTATCATAGTGTTATTTCTATCACGTTCTTGGACCATGGCATCTTGTGTCATAGTCTTTTCTAAGTTTAATTGTGCGTGACCTGCGGAATACAAACCATATTTGTATGTGTAGTATCCTGCGTCTGCATTAAGGAAGTTCATACCTTCTATTCCACGATCAAATCCTTTAGGAATACGATCGTTCGGAACAAACTCTCCTTGCCTCTGTTTAGCAATATATGTGCTAAAGAAAGAACTAATCGCTGGTAGATACACAGCATAGTCCTTTTGTAATGGTGTTAAGTTGACTGGTTTCATAATATTATTTAGGCCGCCTGTGCTGGAATGATATATTTGTATGAAGCAAGTCCGCTGTCTAATTCAATTTGAATAGCACCTTCATTACTCAAGCTCATCTTAGTGTTGTTAACATCTGCAATTTTTAAGATTGCAAGTACACTTGCTACAGGCCATGTCCAGCCTCTGTCCAATGTTCCTTCAACATCTTGTGCAAATACAAACTCACCACCATGTGATGATGCATCACCAAAGATAAACTTTAAGTTAGTACCGTCAGTCTTTGCTAAGAATGTAGGATGTTCGCTGTTAGCGCCTGCTTGGAAATTAAAACGCTGTACTGCTGGAAGTGAAGGACTTACTTCTACGTCCCAGTTAACACCTCTAAACTTAACAGTTTTCATCTTTTCGTTGATGTGTTCTGTAAGCATAAACTGATAAGTGTTTTTAAAGTCTGCGTCTTTGTTTACAAATTCTAATCCTGTAGGAATAGTTGCACCATTGCGTTCACCTGACTTTACAGTAATTACAGCATCTTTTTGATACTCACTACCGTCAAGTAAATATTTTAGTTTTTGCAACTGCGGCATACCAAATACGCCAATCATATCCGGATAAGGATTATGTGTAGTTGCTTCCATTATAACTGATCTGTCATCAGCCATTGAAAACATAGTAGTTGAACCTTCTTCGCCTGTAATCTTTACAGTTGTAAGAAAGCCCAAGTTTTGTGTATGTTCCACAATATCTTTTAGAATGTCTTTCATTATAGAGTTCTCCGTTTGTTAATATACATTATATTTAGGTTTTTGTTTAATTGCAAGAATTTTTTTAACCAATTTAATCAAAATCAAACAATTTGTTAAAGTTGTTATCACTTCTTGTAGAGCTGATATCCCACTCTAACACACCAATAAGGTTACCTAGCTTTTCATCAATTACTGAATTTTCCATTTCAGCATCGTTGAAAGGCAGTTTTTTAAACCATTCTGGCAAACGTAATTCATCTACAGGATACGCAACACTAGTGAATCCCATAGGGTTATCTTTAACTTTACAAACAATTACTTTCGCACCATCTGTAATAGTTATGGAATATTTGTCATCTTCCATACGCTTTAAGGTATTCCAATTAATACTTGCACGAACATGTCCAGGCATATTTGCTTTACCTTGTTTCTTTTCTTTGTTGCCGTACTCAGTAATCTTGTTTGCACGTTTCGGACTACCTTTCTCCCAACCAGGTCTTGTTTTAAATTCAGTTCTAAATTCTGTAATGTAATCTAGTACGTCTTGTTGTTCTTTACCTGCTAGTACCATTTCTAATACATTACTCAAAAAGTCTTGAATAACAACAGGAGTATCAGAACGTTTCAAGTCTAAACCCATTGCTTTGATCTTACCTGGCTTTCCTTCAGTATCTACACGCTTACCTTCTACGTCATAGTACAGAACTGCATATCTTTTCTTTGTAATAAACAGACCTTTACTTGCAACAATCTCTCTTGCTGCCGCAATAACATCTGATCTGCTTTTAGGACAATGGAAAGTTTCAGCCATAAACTTAGGAAACGTAGTATTTGCTTCATCGCAGATTTGATCATACAATGCCATAACACTATCTTTATCCCAAGGAATGTTTCCTTTATCAATCTCTTCTTTTAACGTACTGTATGCACTAAAGTAAGATGAATCAGTATCACCATACACAATTGACTTACCTGTATGGTTGTACTCGCCTGTAATAATCTCATTAACCTTTGCACTCATATGCTTAACAATCTGTCTACCTGTAAGTGTAGTTGACTGTCCAATACGGTTATCAAAGAATCTACAACCTGGATTAAGAATAGCACCATACAAACTGTTAAGTAGAATCTTTTTAACAAGTTGTCTTTTTGCCCAGTACTCTTCTTCGATAGGATTCTTTGCTTTGATTGCATCACGCATCTTTGCCTGCATTTCTTTACGTTCTTTATACCAACGTTTTAGCAGTCCAGGAATAACACCTTCTTTTTCATATGTAAAGATGGTACCATTAGCACTTAGCATCCAAGGCTGATTGCTTTCAAAGATTAAATCATATACTTGTGCCGCACTAATTGTATCGCTTTTGTCGCTGTCTTCCCAGTCGATAGTAATCTGCCTACCTACTTCACGTTCCATAACAGAGTCAAACTCAACAGAACCAAATTGTCCTTCCCAAGCATTTGCAAAACTTTTACCTTTTGCCATTTCGCCTTCAATACGTGCTTTTGTTCCGTCTTGTCTTAGTTGTCCTACAATTGTTTCAGGACCCATATTCAAAGCTCTAATAACAGATGGATACAGTGAATTCAAGTCAACACTACCAATCCATTCATGAATACCTTTCTTAGGATATGCAACATAAGCACCTGCCGCAGGCTCACTACCTGGTTCACGTCTTACTCTGTTAGGAACAATAAACCCACGTCTGTGTGCTTCGTTAATAATACCTTGTTCTGTAACAGCAACAGCACCCATAGTAGTTTGAATAAGAACTGTATTCTCATGTGCAACAGTATTAGCAAGATCAATAAATTTAAGTTTCTTATCTAGTTTGTCAAGTAGTGCAGTATCTTGAATGTTATATTCAATAAATGTTCTAAAGTCGTTGTTGTAAAGTGAATCAAGAGAACCTTCATAAACTGTTTTTGTTTCGCCAACTTCTAGTTCGCCAATAGCATCAAGTCGATATGTATGACGTTCTTCGTAGTTATATTTTCTATAAAGTTCTAGTGAGTCAACATGCACTCTACCAATTAAATCATATGTAACAGATGTTTTACCAAACTTTTCATACTCACGTTTTTTAGGATACTGATTCCAAAGACATAATCTTTTTGTATCTTCTTTGCTTAACGTTTTTGTAATTCTATTAACTGTGTACGGAATATCAAATCCTTCGCTGTTCCAGCCACTTAGTACATCAGCATCTTGTATAAGATCTAAAAATGCATCTAGCATTTCGCTTTCTTTTTCAAACAGCACAACATTGTCAATGCCTTCAATAGTTTTCTTTGCTTCTTCCATTGAAAGTGTCTTAGGCGGAATAGCAAGACATACCATTGTTTCCATCCACTGCATGTATACAGCAATTGAAGTAATAGGCATAAAAGCATCTTCAGGAGATGCATAACCTCGCTCAGGATCAAAGTCAACCTCAATATCAAAAAACGCAACGTTTAGTTTAGGTGCGTCTTGATTGAGATAGTTGTCCTCAAGCATTCTATAAATTGGATTGATGTCGCTCTCATAAAGTTTTTTGTTGCTGTGAATAGCAAGTTCTTTACGAAGTTCTTTGATGTTTTTACAAGTTACCCTTGATAATGGTTTGCCATAGATGGATTTATATTTTCCTCTAGGATCCTCGTAATAAAAAATATGTCTGGGATTGTATTCTCGATAATGACGTTTGCCTTTATCGTCACGTTCAACAACGTTGATGGTGTCTTGCCCTCTATCATAGAAAGCGTCTACGTAACTCATGTTTTCTCCTGTATGTCACTTCTGGCTGACAAGTACCTAATAAGCAGTTTGTGGCCTGCGATTACCTTCTTCATTAATACTTATCTTTCTACTTACAGTGTGTATAGTAAACCGGCTACACCAACTAATGCTAATGTAAGGTTAGTTACAATTAGTGCAGGTTCGTTCCACATACAACTTACGATTAACCAAATGAAACTACCAAGTACTAATACAACAGGCCCTGCAGGATAAAATCCTAAAGCATTAATGCCTGTGCCAAGTATTAGAATAACCGTGGCAGTCCATTTTAAAAATATATCTGATTTTAATATCATACATGTATTATACGATATTTTTAGGTTAATGTCAAGTACTAAATTATATTAAGTGCAACAAGAAAGCCAAAAACGTTTATACATGCAAAGTACCCTGTTAGTAGCATAACCCAAGCAGCACCACGTCTTACTGATGCGTAGCACTGTGTTACACTACCTACAAAGAAAAATGGATATATAATAACCATATTTGGATCTTGTGCATTAAAAGCAAGTGTTAGACTTGCTATTACTGTAAAGATAAAACTAACTAGCTCAAAACCAAATGCTGTGGTGTCAGACTTATAACTGTCTATCCAAAAGTGTTTTATCTTTTCCAATTATTCACTCTCGGTATTACCGGACGGTAAATTATTTGTGATTCCAAGAATGCCTTCGATGTCTTCCCACTCTTCTAAGTGTTTAGCCCAATCGTCTTTGTGAGCAATTTTAATTGCTTTATTAATTACTGATGGTTTGATCTGTAGTTCTTCTGCTACTGCTTTTACAGTATCCTTAAGACCTTCATTAAGATCCTCTACTTCACGTAGAACATTTGAACCTTCTTTGATCAATCTCTCTAGTTTAGCCTTTTCTTCTGGCCCGTACATTTTTGACATAAATTATTCTCCTGGTTGAAGTACTATTATATAGTCATAAAAAAAGCCAGTCAAGTTAATAACTGGCTTTAGTTTAATTTTGGTTAATTCTTTTTACTTATTTTGCATTACAATCACAATGCTTACAAGTCGGTTTGCAATTACAGTCTGCTGCTTTTACATCTGCACCGCAACACTCATCTGAGCAATAGCCTGCTTTTGCTTCACTCAGTCCTTTTTTTTTGACTCAGTAAGTCCGTCTTCGTCCATAACGTCATACATTTCAAAACGTCCACCGTTACGCTCGTAAATCAATCCTGCAAAAATTTCTGCTTTGTTTGACTCTTCAACTTTTGAAGTAGCAACTCTTTGAGCCCAGTTCCAAAGTGTTTCGTCAACTGGATCAATTTGCTGTTGTCCACCGCTTTCTTTTACAAGTTTTAGCATTTCAACAAATGACATGTTTGAAGGATCTTTAATAACTTCAACTGACTCGTTAACTGATTCTTTCATGTCTTTTTTGCAATCGTCGATCATGTCTTTTAATTTCTTTTGATCACAGTCTGGATGCATTTTGCAAATTTCTGCTTTAGACTTACCGTCTTTACACATTTTCTTTATGTGTGCTTTGGATGGCATCTTGCCGTCTTTTGCTTCGTTAACTGACTCGTTAGTTTTCTTTGCTTTAACTTCAGACATACATGCTTCGCACATCTCTTTTAATTTCTTTTGATCACAGTTTGGATACTTCTTGCAAATTTCATTTACTTTCATACCTTTGCTGCACATCATTAAAATGTCTTTCTTCTTAGGCATTTTTTCTGCTGTAATTACGTCTGCTGCTTCTTCAACTGACTCTTTCTTTTTGCCGAAGAATTTCTTTTGCTTATCTGACATTTCTTTTTTGCCTGACTTCTTGCCGCCTTTAGCATCTTTAGCAGCTTTCTTCATTGGCTCTTTCTTGTTACCGTCTTTGTCTAAGTCTAAAAAGTCTGGCTTACCTGCTTCAGCAACCATGTCATCGAACTTAGCTCTAAATGACTCTTCTTTCTTTTTAGATGATTGGAACTCTTTAGATACTTTAACGTACTCATCGCCTTTCAAACCTTCAACATCTTTGTTGTGAGTTTTCTTAAGCCATGCTGCAAATTCTGTATCTTTGTCTTTTTCGGATAGCTCTTCGTTTACAGTTTTTGCAACTTCGTCATCTGATTCTTTTACTTCTTTGGACTTAGAATCTTTTTCAACTTTAGCATCTTCTTTGGCTTTTTTCTTTTTAGGTTTAGCAGCACCGTGTTCTTCTAGTGTAACAATTTCCATGTCTGCTGCTGGAACTTTCTTTTCTACACCGTGTTTAAATTGTACATCGTACCACTCAACATTACCGTAGTCATCTGGAATAGCATGACTTTCGTAAACTGGTTTACCTTTACCATATAATGGATGGTTAACAGTTGTTGCACAATCGTGGTCTTTTGAATGGCAAAGTTCTCTAACTTCGTCATCTGTATAACCTTCAAATACAACTGCTTGTGGTTTATAATCAACGTTAGCGGCTCTTGCTATACTTTCTAGCGTACCGTCAAATGTGTTTTCGTTTTTTGCTTCCTCTCTTGGAAGTTTGTTTAATAAATTTCTAAAGTCCATGATGCTATCCTTTTAAGAGCTCCCACTCTGTTGTTAGTTTATCTCGAATACTTTCGCAAGTCCCAGCTTCGTATTCTCGTTCTCCTTTATTCATAGCATTATCTGCCTGAATCTCATACTCCATTCTTTCACGAACAGAATCTAAGTAATCGTTAGATAGAGTAATATAACTGCTAATCCAACCTTGTAATTCGTCGCCTGGCTCAATCATTTTATATAGCGCAATGGCGTTCTTAGCAACGTTTGCTAATTCTGCTTTTGCCATTGTGGCTTCATGATCGGGCTTCTTTTCCATACTAATATTTATCTTTTGAGCGCAGCGCCGCCACCAAAAATGTTTCCTTTCATGTCTAGTGCATTTACTGCTGTGCCGTCTTTTTTCTTCTTCTGCACAGTTTTAGGCGGTTTAGGCGCACTTGTACCGCTTTTTCCTGGAGAACCTGTATAACTTTTATTACCAATTGAGCCTTTTCCTATAGCAAGTTGTGGACTTACAACTGTTGCTATATTGCCAGAAGCTGTAGCACCTGCTGTAGCAGATTCCATTCTCTTTTTATTTTGCTCAATGGCATTGAATAATTCATTAAGTTTCATATTACTATTTACCCTTTTTACGACCTGATTTCATATTAGCACACCAGTGATACATTCTACCTTTTTCACCACCTGCATTCTTTGCTTTTTTACGTAGGCTTGTAACTGATCCGTTACAACTAGCACCAGACTTCTTTACTCGTCCTGGTCTGCTTTTGCCTTTCTTTTTACCGTCAGCAAAGTTTTCAACTACTGCATTTACAGTTAAAAACAATTTAGCAACGTTTACATTAGTTTCACCTAGCATTTGTAATGCAGCATATCTATGATGTCCGTTGATAATTTTGTTATTGCAATCTACAATAATAGGAGCATATGAACCTTCTGAAATTTTATCTATTTGCTTTTTAAAATTTTCAAGAACAAATTCATTTTGTACTGGAATAATGTCACCGATCTCTACTGTCTCTACAGTATGTCTAATATGTTCTAGGTGCTTATTTTTAATTTGGGGTAAATCTTCTCTTTCGTAATTTTCTTCTTTTGTTGCTTCAATTTTTGCAACTTCAAGTCCAAGATTGTTAAACAAGTTTTTTAAGCCTGAAACACTTTTTAGTGCCTGTAGCATTAGTTGCTGTTCGTCTTCTGCACGTCTATCATAAAACTGTATAAACTTTTTAGCATTTTCTGGAGTAATGTATACCATGCCGCCTGAACTTGCACCGCCTGTATCTTTATAACTTAACGGAAAAGGATTATTATCTTTTCTCATTGCTATGTTATTAATAACATCAATTTTAGGACGTTGCTGTTTTACAACAAGTTCTTGTACACTGTCTTCTTTAGTTTTTTTCTTTTTGTTTTTAGGAAACAGTTTCTTAACATTCATATACTCTCCGCCAACTGGAACGTCTGCGGTAGCATTTTGTTTTGTTACGATACCAACACCTGCTGCTTCTTCAGATGTTTTCTTTGTAGGCAATCCTTTATGCTTTGTTTTAGCAAAGTCCTTTACATCAGAAACTTTCATATCTTTAGCAACTTCACCGGCTTCGCCGCCTTTTTTCATGTCGCCCTTTTGCATAGCTCTTACTATACCAAAGAACTGCTGTTGCTTTTTGCTTACTGCTTTTTCAGATACAAATTCAAATGATCTCATATCGGTTTCTCACCTGTGAACTTAGGTAATGAAAACCATAACTTAAACCATTCAGGGGTGCCTGGTTCAATCTTATGCTTCTTCATTAGTTCTCCCTTTTCATTACCACTAATACTAATATTGCTGCCTTCCCAAGGTGTGTAACCTTTGAATTCATTTATACCGGCAAGTCTAACAATATCGTCTAATTCAGACATTACATCTTAACGCAGTTGTCTACTGTTTTGCCACCCTTCTTCTTGGTGCCCATTCTTTTATATCCTTTCCAACATACTTTGCCGTCAACGCCTTTTTGCTTTTCTTCGTTGATGCTTTCGTACTGTTGTTGAATATGCTCTGGCATTGCTGTGAATCTTGGCTTAGCACATTCTGGACAAAATGATTCTTCTTCCTCGTGTCCTGGTTTATCCATGTCTGGATTATCAGGTGGATTTTTAACTTTGTCTAAAACGTCCTTTTGACTTTCTGCCCACTTCATTAATTTCATAATTTTTTCTTGTGGCAGTTTACAACGTTTAACTAGTTCTTCAATATTTCTTGCTCCGCCTGGCGCACCATAGCGTGTTAGTTCGTCACCTACTCTTGAAAGCACTAATGATAATGCATCGTCTTTAGTAGTGACAGCCTTGTCCATAAGAACTCTGCCGATACGAGATAGCTTCGCTCCATGTGGATGATCATATGCTGATTCTTTATTCATCATTTTCCCCTGTGTTATCATTGATCCCCATACCTTTTCTAACCGCAGCGTATAATTCATCTGCATGTTCTCCTGCACCGGTATGTTGTGCAAATTTGTTTATGTCTCCGTTAGCAGCATCGGCTCTTGCCATTGTTCCACTAATACCTTCTACGCCATCTGAACCATCTTCACGTTGTCCGCTAGATTCAAAATTCATTGTTTCAAATTTATAGTAACCGTGTCCTTTTCCTTCGACACCGTTATAATCTTTTATAAGTTTAGACATCATCTCAAGACGATCACTTCCTGCAACAAATGTTATATGATTGTAACCTCTTTCATGTAATGAAGTACAAATTTTAGGTAGTGTATTCAAGTCTGTGTTTTCTACAACGTTGTTTGCAAAGTCAGGATGTACTTTTCTAATAAAGTCTACTTTGGTTGAATAGTCTAAAGGATTCTTTTTTGCGTCTTGTGTTTGGCTAGTATATATTTCTAATTCGCCACCAGCTTTCTTCATTGACTTAAAAACTTCTTTATGTCCAAGTGTAGGTGGATTGAATCTGCCAAAGCAAAAAGTCATATGCTTATCGGCATCATCTTCAGTTAAAAATATTTCATTAATTCTCATAGTCGCCGTTCTCTAAATGCATCTCTTGCTCTTTAGCAATTTGTCTTGCTAATGAAATCATGTTTTCTCTAGAAAACTTTTCTTCTGGTTTATCGACACCAAATTTGTTGCAATACATATCACAACATTTTTCCACAGGCTTTATATAAATTTTATAAGCATTTGGATGTCCTCTGTATTTTTCATGTTTCTTAATTGCTGGAAACATTACAGTAGACATAACTTCATTGTCATTGTCCATAAACACTTTCAAATCGTCGTGCCAGTTAATATCATCTTCTTTATCATTAGGGGCACCGATAGGAGAGAAAAGTTCTTTTAATAACATATTACCATTTCCTACATGACCAGTAACGTGCTTTAGTACGTGGTCCTGGGTTTGAACAATTGTGTCTAGCACGGAAACTTTTACGTCTCTTTGGGTTAGACTTTTTAATACGCATATTAGGATCACCAAAGTTTACTTTTTTAATATTTTTAGTTTTGGGATCTCTTACATATACTTTGAATTTCTTAACATCGCCACGCATTGGTTTACCTAGCGATACTTTACGTCCTTGGTATTCTGCTTCTTCAACGGGAACATCTTCGTGCCATGGCAAATAGCCATAGTATTCAAAGAATTCTTCACCATTAAATGTTTGTTCTTCGAGATCACTGATCTCTGTTACTGTTTCAATTGACTCTAGTTTTTTCAATAGATCGCGCATAGTATCCTCTCTTTACAAGATTATACTGTATTTAGCGTTATTAATCAAACTTAGTAGTTATAAAGGACCTGGACTATTTGCCCGTCTTGAACGTTATGACCTGCTCTTAGCCATATAAACTTGCCTGTAAACGTCTGTGTGCCTATGTAATCTTCTATTCCTTGGCCGTAATAAGTACTATCACCACCCCATTCTATTACATCTACCCAGTCATTCTCACCTGGCTCTTCTGCTAGTGTGCCTTGTACTTTAATAGTACCTTGAAAGGCATTGACATAGTACGCAACTGTATGCACACCGTCATTGTTTTTATGATATCCTGCACCTTTTTTCTTATCACCATATGTATATGCTGAATCAGATACAATTGAAGTTACAGGACCTAATAGTTGTCTACTCTCGCTCATATTACTATTTACCTGTTTTTACATATTTACGTACAGTGCCTATAAGGTCGTTACAGCGCAATCTAAGCATCAGTAGCGTACTATCGTTATCAACGTATATCCAACGTCTAGTGTTGAATATATCACGTTTAAGAAGCCAGTTATAGGTAGCATCAGTAAATGCAATAGCAGGTTTTCGTGAACGGCACCAGTCTGCTAAACTTTCAAGCTCTCCGAATGTTAAAGATTTAGGAGTTTTAAGATCTATCTGATAGTTATACATGCTGTGTGGTAATTCTTTTACAAATATTTCTTGATCACTATAAAGCAAAGTGTCTTCCATACCAGGAGCAGGCTCAAACCTGTTTCTAGTTATATCTGAAAACTCATAACAAAGTGTTCCATAAAGTGTTTTGTTATTTGTATACACATCTAATATATCAGTTTCAATTCGAATAGTTACTTCATTCTTTGGTACTGAATTTATAATACCTAAAAAAGATATCCATGTTTGACTATGCTTTAATATTGTATGAGCATTTCTTGTACGCCAAGTTGCTTCACTATAATCTGCTCCATCTGACTGTGGAGGCGGTCGTAAACCGGTCGCAAAGTCCAAGATCTCTTGATGACCGAGTGTACGTAAACTATATGCACCAGGTAACGTTAAACTAACTTTGTAGATATACTTGTTATAGAACTTCTTTTTAGTTTTCTTTGCTGTCTTAAGCATCATTACTAGCCTGCGCCTTAGCAGCCAGCTTCTGTGCTTTACGTTCTTCTTTAGTCAAAGGCTTTGGCATAGGAGTAATTGTAAACGCTGGACCGTCTTTATCGATTGATACAGCAACTTTACCCCCGTCAACTAAATCTCCAAACAACACTCTCCTACTTAAAGGTGTTTTAATTGTTTTATCAATTAATCTACCTAAAGGCCTTGCACCCATCTTAGGATTGTAACCTTTCTTAGATAACCAATTAACAGTATCTTCGTCAAGTGTAATTGCAATGTGCTTCTCTTTTAGTTGTGTATTAAGTTCTTTAATAAACTTATGAACAATACTTTTAACTACATCAGTAGATAGTTTAGCAAACTTAACTGTACCGTCTAATCTATTTCTAAACTCTGGAGCAAAAAACTTTTTAACTGCTTTATCATCTTCCGAGTCTTTCTCGTTATCAGCAAAGCCAATTAATTTTGATTCATTGTCAGCAGCACCTAAGTTACTTGTCATAATAAGAATAGTGTTACGTCCATCTGCACGTTTACCATTTGATCCTGTAACAAAACCGTTGTCCATAAACTGTAGCAAAATGTTTGATACATCTTTGTGTGCTTTTTCAATTTCGTCTAACAACAATACAGCATTAGGTGTTTCTTGTAACTTGTTAATAAGTTGGCCAGCGTCATCATCAAATCCTACATAACCTGGAGGAGCACCAATTAATCTTGCAACACTGTGTTTTTCTTGATACTCTGACATATCAAAACGTATTAGTGACATACCCATTTTCTCTGCAAGTTGTTTTGCTGTTTCTGTTTTACCTGTTCCTGTTGGTCCTAAGAATAAGAAACTACCAATTGGCTTGTCAGGATCTTTCATTCCACTTTGTGCAACAAAGATCTTATCAAGAATAGATTCAACTGCTTTGTCTTGTCCGAATACTGCTTTCTTCATTGACGCATCAAGTCCAGCAAGATTGTTACTTTCTTTTTGCGAAATAGTTTCTAGCGGCATACTTACCATTTTAGCAAGTTCGTATGTTACTTGTTCAATGTCAACAATTTGTGCAACTGTTTCAGTTTCGTCAGTTTCATTTAACTTGTATCTTGCTGAAGCACAATCAATAATATCAATTGCTTTGTCAGGTAACTTTTTATCAGCCATGTACTTGACAGATAAGTTTACTGCTTGTTGAATTGCTTCATTTGTAATCTTAACATTATGATGCTGTTCGTAGTACTTACGTAAGCCTTTAATAATTTTTACTGTAAGATCTGCTGTTGGTTCGTCAATAGTTACACGTTGGAACCTACGCATTAATGCTCTATCTTTTTCAAAAGATTTTCTATACTCTTCCCAAGTAGTAGAAGCAATAACTTTCATGTTGCCTTTTGTAAGTGCAGGCTTCAGCATATTTGCTAAGTCGTTTGACTGTCCTTGTCCGCCTGAACCAGCACCACTCATCATGTGTGCTTCATCAATGAATAAGATAATTTTACCTTTACGCTCAAGGGCCATTAGTACTGCCTTAATACGTTCTTCAAAGTCACCTCTATACTTACTACCAGCAACTAAAGAACTAATGTCTAAACTAAACACTAAATGATCTTGAATAAACTTAGGTACTTTCTTTTCATGAATCTTACGTGCAAGACCTTCAGCAATAGCAGTCTTACCAACACCTGGATCACCAACCATTAGTACGTTTGCTTTGTTACGTCTTGCTAATACTAATTCAATTTTTTCAATTTCTTCGTCACGTCCGATAACAGGATCAATGACTCTTTGCTTTGCCTTCATAGACAAGTTAGTACAGAATTGATTAATAATTCTATCTAATTGATCTGGGCTTAGATTGATATCTTCTTCCCCGCCACCTTCAAACATTTCTTCACCAATATGATGTGCTTGGAAATGCTCTACAAATTTCTGTTTATCAATTCCACCTTTTGCTAAGAAGTAAAATGCAAAAGAGTTTTTCTCGCTCATAACACTAATGATTACGTCAGCAACTTCAATTTGATTACGTCCACTAAACAATACTTGTGTAAAGCATCTATTTAAAACACGTTCAACAGATGCAGTTTTCTTAGGATTTATATTCTTATCCTTAGAAACAATATCACCTAAGTTGTTTTTTAAGTAATGCTCTAGGTTCTTTTTAATAAAGTCAACATCAGCACCAAATTCTTTAAGACCACCTGCTGTATCTGGGTCAGCAAAAATTGAGTACACCAAATGCTCAATAGTAATATGTGTGTGCGTGTGGTTCTGCGCAACTACTACAGAGGCATCAAAAATCTTTTGTAATTGTTTACTAGGTTCAATCATTTATTTTTGTCTCTTTTTTAATTTCTTCATAGCTAATTGTAACTTCAACCGACTCACTTTGTCAACAAAACAAATGCCATTTAGGTGATCTAATTCATGCTGAAAGCATTTAGCAAGATAACCTTCTACTTTTGCTTCTTTCGTTTCGCCTTTTGAATTCTGATATTGTGCAACTATCATTTTAGGTCTCTGCAAATGTAACCATAAACCCGGAAAGCTCAAACAGCCTTCTTTATCTAAAACATGTTCCTCACTTGCTTCTAAAATGACAGGATTAAAAACACAGAACGGTTCTGGAAAACCTGGTACGTTTTTTGATCCTATAGCAAACACTCTCTTCTTAATATTTAACTGGTTAGCAGCAAGACCAATGCCGTTGTGATTTAGCATAAAGTTACACATATCAAACTCTAATTTTTCTGGGTCTAGCTCTTCTTTATCAAAGTCCCATACTTCACTAGATTCATTTAGTGCTTTGTGTAAGCCTAATTTATAATCTAAATCTAATTTATAGTCCATGTTTTATTTCCATAATTTTTTTACGTTGTTCGTCTGTATACTCTCTTGGCATAAGTGCTTTAATTTTTACTAACAAGTTTCCTCTCTTTTTTGTTCTTATATTTGGTAATCCTTCACCGTTACAACTTAGTGTAGTATCGGGTGGTGTGCCTGCTGGTACGTTTAATTTAATTTGTCTGCCTGAAAGGGTAGTAACTACTGCGTGTGTGCCTAACATCAAATCCCATATAAGAATTTTTTCTTCACATAGTATATTATCACCGTAGCGTTGGAACCTGGGGTGATTGCGAACACGAATATGCACCATTAGGTCTCCTGCTGGAATGTTTTGGATAGAATTATCTCCCATTCCTGCATACCTTACAGTTTGTCCTTCTTCAACACCTGCTGGAATATCAATATCGATTAGTTTAGTTCTGCCTGTAGGAAGTTGAACTTCCATAGCAATTTGTTTACCGTTGTAAACATCTTCCATTGTTACATCAAGAGCAAGATCAATTTGTCTATTCTGTGGTCTGCGTTGACCCATGTTAAAGCCAAAGTTTCTAAATAGATCTTCAAACCCATTGGGATTCATTCCTTCAAAACCGTTAGGGCCAAAGCCCTGTGGTTGAGGATTATCGTACTGTTGTCTTTTTACAGGATCTTTTAGAGTTGAATATGCTTCGTTAATTTTCTTAAACTTTTCTTCATCACCACCCCTGTCAGGATGATGTTGCATACTTGCTTTCTTGTATGCTGATTTAAGTTCCTTTTCCGAAGCATCTCTATTGACGCCTAGTATAGAATAGTAGTCCATACTAGTACTTATTTGTAATACTTAGTGGGCTACTTCTTACTGGTTCCAGCGTATAAGCCAAACCATGCAGCACCAGCACCAACTACAACTGAAACAAGTCCTGACTGTTCCATAGTAGCAGCCGTTCCTAATCCCATGTACCAATGTACAACTTGATATAGCAAAACAATATACACTGTGATAAACAGTCTTGGAAATATTCTCCAACTGTCTACAGCTCTTGCAAGATCAATCCAAGTTTGGTATCTATTTTTAGAACTGTCAACAGTAGTTGTATCTACTTCAAGTTCGATATTTACTTTTTTAGTTTGAGTGTCGCTCATTATCTCTTCCCCTCAAGATGTTTAATACGTTTTTCTAATTCGTCAATCTTTGATGTAATTTTAGGATATTTAACACGCCAGGCGTCCGGGTCATCCTGTAACCAAGTCCACCCCCAACGTACTGCTAGGTAAGCAAGAAAGTTATCAAACTTTGCAACTGCCCAAGTTGCCATTCTTGTGTCTTTAAACCAAAACAAGAATGCTGCTCCAAGTAGAGAACCTGCGATTGCTGTGTAGATCCACAAGCGATCAGTCGCCATTCTTTCTATCATTTCCCACATATTCGCTCCTAGTTAATTATAGTAGTATTTATTTAAAATGCACAATTAACTTCAGCTTTGGGCTTGACGTTAGGTAGTTGTTTGGTATCTGTTGATTCGATGCTTACATCTACGCCAGGTTTAAGTTTACAGCGTAGTTGTTGACAGGAGGCAAGCATAACTAGAAATGCTATTATGATCGCCCTTGTTAGCACTATTTTTCTTCAGCAGTTTCGCTTTCGTAGTACTCTTTATAAGCATCAATGATTTTGTTTTGCTTGATCATGTATGCACGGATTTGTGCATAATTTTTTCTAAAGTTTTCGTAGTCTTCGTCTGTTAATCCTATGATAACAGGATCAATGTTATTCTTTTCTAAGTCTTTAAATACTTGTTCTGCGTTTTCGCGATTAATTATGATCCAGCGAACTTGTTCTAGTGCTGCTGGTTCAGGTAAAGGTAAGTTTAATGGTCTGCGTTCAACTTCTGTTTTAAAAACTTCTAACGGCTTAATCGTACTACAACTAGTAAGCAACGTAGTTAGGATTAGCAAGTTCAGGACAAACAGAATTGACCTTTGACTTCTTTGTAGCATTTAACTCCTCTTCAGTTAACGGAGCGCCGCCTATAATTTCAAAACAACGTCTCTCGTGAACTTCATCTTTATTTAAAATTCTTTCAATGGACTTTGGTCTAGTTACTGATAAAGCCCCAATATCTCTCTTATCACCTGCTGCATTTAGTTTATTAAATTTTTCATTTAGGTTTCTATTTGCAGTTTCTAATACTCTATTTAAGTCCTCAAGGTCATTTCGGACTTTAATAATGGCTTCAAAATCTTTTTTCTGCTGTTCAATTACAGCCTTTTGCTCATTGATGCCATCTTCTAGTTTAACAATGTTTGCTTTTGCTGTGTCAAGATCTTTTTGTAATGCTTTCACATACATAAATCCGCCACCTGCCGCAGCAAGTACAACTAGAATCATTGCTATTCTAATACTACTGAACAATGTTCTTCTCCACCTCGTTTAGTAAGTCTTGTACTGTTTCAATGTTAAATGTATCTTCTTCTGGAATATTGATTTCTAATTTTTTACAAACTTGATCGGTAACATCAACAATGTCAAAATCATCTCCATCTAAATCATCAATGAAATGACTTGCTTCAGTGATCTCTTTTCCAGTACCGAAATGTCTTTCCAGTACTTGCATGACTTGCTCTTTCCACATAATTTAATCCTCGTTAGTTTGTGCTTCGTATTTATACCTTGGATATTGACACACTACTATCTCTATTGGCTTATTGTCTCCATCCTTAAATGTTTCGACTAATCGGCCTTCGTGTTCCCTTCCACAGTTTTGACAAACTCCGGACATTCTACTCCATCAACTTAGCAAGGGTCTTAGGACCTACAATGCCGTCTGCAACTAAACCATTTTTGGTTTGCCACTCTTTAACAGCCTTTTCAGTACCAGGACCAAAGTCGCCGTCTGCTGCAATACCAAGTTTCTCTTGCATTTGCATAACTGCTGGACCTTTTGCACCTTTTCTTAAAATACCAACAACTGGTGCTGGTGCTTTACTAGGATCAAAGTTTCCACCTAATACATCTAAGAAATGTTTAAAATGTTTTTTACGATCTTCAAGGCCTACTGTTCCGCCGTTAACCTTTTTACTCATAGCAACAATATCTTGATTGTCAGCCATAGCATTAATATTTCTTGTGTCCCAGAACCAACATGCACTTTCTAATGCACCTTTGATAGTAGTTACATAATCAATTACTTCTTCAGCAGTCATGCCAATTGTTTTACCAAAGTCAGCATAGTTAGCACGACCAGTTAATTGAATAACACCTCTACCACGGAAACGCCAACCATCTCCTGATGCTGTATCTCCATTACCAATTCTATTTGCGTATGTTACGTTTGCAATTTTTTCTGGTTGTCTTGCATATTCGTTTGCATCTCTGCCACCACGTGCAAAGTATTTTCCAAATACTGCATCTAATGCTTTTGCACTATAGTTTAAATTTTCTTCAAGTACTCTAAAGTTAAGACTTTCGTGAGCGCATTGTGCTAAAAATCCTGCTGCTCTATCGACAGTATCAATTTCATACTTAGGAAGCATCTCAAGAAGTGCTTCATACCATTCGTCTACTTTACTGTTACCGTGCAATACTTCTGCACACATCTCTTTTGTAAACTCAAATTTCATTATTCAATCCTTTGTAATATCATGGACTTCTGTCCATTAGTAAATACGAAGTCAGCGCCAACTTTGTTAATATTGTAATCGCCTAGTACTTTGCTTAACCAAAATGTTTCAGCAGAAGCATCTAAACCAACATCTGTAGTTGCATCAAGACCTTCGATTATATCTTTTGTTGCGCCCTCTTTTATCCATTTCATCTTGATAACATTACCGAAGGGCTTATAAAATGTAATGATATCATCTTCAAGTTCTAAGTTGTCCATGAGCGTTTTAGAAAAGAAAGTCTTTACTTCGTCTGTTCTTACCTGTGCTAGTTTCGCTTCGTACATTTGTTTATCTGTAGGAATAACTTTGCTTAAATTTTCTCTTGTAGCTTCTCTTTTCTTATCGTCTTTATAGTATTGAAACTTCCAATCTTCAATGCCTGTTAGTTTAGATACACCATAAAGTAAATCGTCAATTTGTTCTGCTAGCCTTTTGTTTCTTTCAATTTCTACAAATACTGAATATTCGCCTTCTTCGTTCTCTCCTGAACTAACATCTGCATCAAGCACAAATGAAAATCCTTTTTCGATAAACTCCATTAAATCTCTTGCTGGGTATCTGTCTTTTGCTTGGAATGTTACAACACAAACATCTCTATCTTCTCCCATCTTTGATCTAAACTTATCTACTTCAAACATAGGATATACTAGATCCACTAGATCGTTTTTACGTAATCCTTCTTCTAAAACTTTATTGTGCTGCTGTGTCATCTGCTGGTGCCTCTTGTTGTGCTGCTACTTCTTGTGCAGGCTCAAGGTTCATATTAACTGCATTGTTCGCCATGATGTCTTGTACTTTATTTCTATCAAGGTTCTTATAACCGCGATCAATGTTTTTCATTAAACGTTTTGGCATAGCAATTTTCACCATCCAAATGTTTTCGTAGTCGATTTTACCTTTTCTTGTACCAGGTCTAATATCGTCTACTGCTTTAATTTTTCTAACTTTAGCAATAGCAGATTCTGCAAAGCCTACTTTGCATCCGTATTCTTTTAATCTTTTACCGCCTTGTGGTTCAGGCATATTTTCATATGGCCACATAAACGTACATTCAACAAAGTATCTTGATT